TGGAAGTGGAACAATTTTCGGCGAATTGCTTTGACCTTGACAAAGGCATCATATACGCCGTATTTGACGAACTTACCGACAATGGAAGGAAGCGGCCAAATGGTGAGGTAAGGTTGAATGTTCGGGTGTATGGGGTGTAAAGGAAACACTTAAATTTATTTAAAATGAAGATAATCCTAGAGTTCGACACAATCGAAGAAGCACAATTAGCAATTAATGGCAGTAAGTATGCTGCGGCTATATTTGAATATGACCAATATCTAAGAGGCAAACTCAAATATGAGACTCTGCCCGAAGATATGTATATTGCCTATCAAGATAGCAGGGAGAAGATACGAGAGTACCTATCCGAATATAATTTATTGATTGAGTAATAACTATCCACATTAACTATCCACATTAACTATCCACATAACCAATGATAAAAGCAAACGAACTCAGGATTGGGAACCTTGTGAAAGACCGAGGTGGTAAAATAATACGAATTGATTTTTTTGAAAACGAATCAAGACCAAATATTATTAAGTTTGGACAAAGGGTTTATTTAGGCGAAACAGAAGTTCATGGACTGACCGAATATTCAGATTTTGCCGAACCCATCCCCATCACCGAGGAACTACTAACCAAAGTTGGTGCAATCAAAATCCGTGAAAACTCATACAACCTACACGGGATGCAAATTAACTTTGTCAATGGAAAATGGATTGAATACGTCCACCGAATCGAATTAACAGGAATCCATCACCTCCATAACGTGTTTTACTTCACAAGTGGCAAAGAATTAATTTTTGAAGGATTGAACCAATGACCGATTATTAATAACCAAAAACTTTAAACCAATGGAATTAGTGAAATTTTTAATTGAAGCTCAACAAGAAAGATTTAAAGCAGCCTCGGCAGTAAACGCTATTGTTGAGAAAATAAAAGAAAAAGTAGAAAGGGAAACTTTTGACAGATACCAAAATAAAACTTTTTTTGAAAACGGCATAGAATTTGAACTTATTGGAGTAAGGGCTGATTTTAATGTTTTTGAGGATGATTTACGCATTCGTAAAATTGATTTAAGATTAGTTTTTTTCTGTAAATCAAAATTGCCAAAAAAACAAAAAGAAAGATTGGAATTAGCAAAAAAAAGATATATGGAATACAAGTTTTTAGAATGGAGTAATCACAAAGTCCCGCTTTGGCAAGAATTATCTTATACCCTTGACGCAGAGAAACTTCTTTCAGAAAAAATAAACCTTGCCTTTAAATAAAACCAATGAAAAACCACGCCGCCATCTGCCCAGACAAAATCAAAGTCAACGACAAAGCTTTTCAACTCTTTCAGCAGGTTGTTGATTCAAGGCTTTCACGCATTGAAGGAAAGCTCTCAATCGTTGAAGTTGAAAAAGCTGTTGAAAAAGAAAATCGGTTGATGAAAGAAATTTCATTGATGGTTTGAAAAATTAGTATCTTTGCTTCGCTCACAAACAAGGATTATGATAACTACAAATCACACTTCCCCCTTTTCACGCATTGCCAAAAAAAATCTGTTGACGCAACAGAATCCTTGGGTGAGCCTTTGCGTGAACTTGGGGGATTTATTTTTGCGTCCAAATGAAATTTTCAGAAAAAAATCTTGAAGACATTATTTTCTCCACCCCAACCCCCCTATTACAGCAAAGAGGATTAGACATCGAAGGAGCAAAACTAAGACAGGTAAGATTAGGTATTTATGGCGTAGCCGACCTAATAACAGTAAACAAAGTTTATGTTGACACAATACAAGAAGATAGGTCTGTTAAAAGAATACCTTATCTTCTTATTGATATTTTTGAACTAAAGCAAGGTAAAATTAGCTTTGAAACTTTTGTTCAAATATTAAAATATGGAAGAGGGGTTAAGTCTTATTTAAGCAAGTTTCACCCAAATTTAGATTACGCAATCCGTTACAGAATGATTGGAGATAGTGTGGACGAAAATAATTCTTTTTATTTTTTACCATCTCTTTTTAAAAACATAAAACTCTATAAATACATTTATGACTATGATGGTATAAATTTTATTAGCCAAGGAAAACACAACCCTATACATGAAGGACTTTCAAAGGAATTAACATTTGAACCAAATTACCCCAACTACCATGCGTGACCCAGCTTTTTTATTCTACTCCAAAGATTTCTACGAAGGAACAAGAACATTGCTTCCCGAAGAGCGTGGAATTTTTATTGACCTTCTTATTTACCAACACCAGCACGATTTTATTCCTACTGACTTGAAAAGAATCATTATGTATTGTAGTGGCTCAACACAAGCTATTCTTGAAGCTGTGCTTGAAGCTAAGTTTAAGCTATGCGATAAGGGTTGGTATAACGAAGCCTTGGCAAAGGTTGTTGAGGACAGGAAACAATTCTCTGAAAAACAATCAGTTAATGGTACTATTGGTCAATTTTGGAAAAAGGCAAAAGGCTTTTTAAATTCAAAAGACTACCAAAGGTTAAAAAATTGTTTTTTCGGTTTAAGTCAGGAACAAACCTTGGAAATAATACAAAATGAAACAGAAATTACACAAGCAACCCTTGAAGCTATGCTTGAAGCTATGCTTAAGCATTTAGCAATTGTAAATGCAAATGAAGATAAGGATAAGGAAAAGGGAATGCAAGGGGAAAAGGGAAAGGAAGAAATTTACCATGCCTTTGCTCACTTGAAAATTTCAGTTACAGAAAATCAAAAGTTAATTGAAGCTGGTTACACTCAAGATGAGATTGTTCAAGTTTACAGAGCAATTGAAAACTACGCTAAAAACAAAAACTACAAATCACTTTATCTGACCTCAATAAATTGGCTTGTAAAGAATTTTGGAAAAAGAGTTCCTTTAGCGCAACAACCAGCAAAAAAACCACCAATGACCGTTGAAGAAATGAGAGGTTGGTAAAACAGTAATAAAACATGAAAGCGACAATATTTCAAAATTTTGCATCAGACAGCCCCTTTTACCTTTCGGTGGACTCTGTGTTGGAAAGGATAAAAAAGTGTCACATATCGCAAAAAATCGACAATCTGAGGCAATCTACTGACAAGGTAGAAATAAAGAAATTGAAAAACTCACTTCCTTGCATTTGTTTTTCGGGAAAATTCACAACAAGAAACGATAAGTCAATTGTCGAACATAGTGGGTTTGCCATAATGGATTTTGACAAACTGAACGAGCCTGCAACTTTTAGGGATAATCTTAAAATTTACCCCTTCATTTATTCGGCTTTTATTAGTCCAAGCGGGAACGGAGTGAAAGTCTTGGTTAAAATTCCAGCAGATGCCGAAAAGCACAAAGGCCATTATTTGGCTTTGCTTAAAAAATTCCCAACGGCAGACCCGACAAGTAAAAATATTTCAAGAATCTGTTATGAAAGTTGCGATGCCGACCTTTGGATAAACAAGGAAGCGGTTGAGTTTACGGAATTTGTGGACGAAAACGAAGTAAGAAAATCAGTTAACAATATCCACGATGCAGTTCGTACCGACTATTCCAAGATAAACATTTCAGCCGAAATGATACGCAACAGCGTTGATGGAGAAAAGCACGAAACTTTGCTTAGGGCATCAAAATTAGCTGGCGGGTATATTGCAGCAGGATTGATTACAGAAAGCGAGGCATACAGAATATTAGAGTATGAAATAAGCCTAAAAGATATTGATGACCTTTCAGGAGCAAAGAAAACAATTAAAGATGGAATTGAATACGGAAAGCAATACCCAATTGAGGTTAGGGAATACGAACCAAAGCACAATGCCGTTCAATCCATAAAGCCTTCTGTTTCACAGGAATTTATTGAAAGCCTTTCTTTTCTTGCGCCAAAAAACGAAATTGACGAATACTTGCTAAAATGGAGGACAGGTACTTTTGAAATGGGATTGACAACGGGTTTTCCATCATTAGACGAACATTTCCGTTTTAAGCGTGGAAACTTCAACGTTTTCAATGGGTTTGACAACGTAGGTAAGTCAACGACAATTTGGTACTTTGCAGTTGTATCTGCAATGCTTCATGATTGGAAGTGGCTTATTTATACCTCCGAAAATAAAAGCGGAAACTTCTTTAAAAAAGCAATGGAGTTTTATTGGGGAATCAGTATAATGAGAATGACTGAATCTCAATATAAAATTGCCTACGAGTTTATAGGTAAACACTTTAAAATCATAGCCAACGAGCAAATTTACAACTACAAAGATATTTTAACAATGTCCTTGGAGGTTAAGCAAAAATATGGAATTGATGGAGTTTTGGCCGACCCTTACAATAGCCTTAAAATTGACCTTTCAGATAATAGCAAACTAAGCACCCATGAGTACCACTACGAGGCTGCATCAGAAATGCAACTATTTGCCAAAAAGAACGACACCTGTGTTTACTTAAACTGCCATGTAATTACAGGAGCAATGAGAATAAAAACAGCGCCGGGAAAAGCAGATACCGAAGGTGGTGGAAAGTTTGCCAACAAAGCGGATGATTTTATTACAATTCATAGGGAAATTCAAGACCCCGAAAAATGGATGCAAACAGAACTTCACGTTAGGAAGATTAAAGAAATCGAAACGGGTGGAAAATATACACCAAGCGATTCTCCGTATATTTTGACAATGAACAAGGGTATGTGCGGTTTTTCTGACAGCCAGGGATTTGACCCAATTGTCGAATACCATAAAAAGCAAGGAACGCAGTTGAGTACATTGGAGATTGACGAACCGAAACCTTCTTTAATCAAGCCAAATATTGAGTTCAATCCAATTTCGACACCAAGGGCATTAAGGGAAGAAACTTTTCCCGACCCTGACTTTTAATAATCCAAATAACAAACAAAATGAAAAGAATAACCTACGAAGAGTATCAAAGTGCAATTGAAACTATTAAAAACTATAAGACGCAATGCGAATTAGACTTGTCTTTAATTGAAATAGAAGATGATAATTATAAAAAAGATTTGCTTTTTGTAAGTATTGGCCAAAGCATAAAAGTGGTTAAAGATGTAAAACCTGCAAAATATTTTAGAAAAGGGGAAACTTATGTGGTTTTGGACAGAAACCCAAAAAAAGGGTTGCAAATCAGAAATAAAAAAGGAGGCAGCCAATGGATTCCATTTTCAAACACTTTTGGAAGGTGGGGATATTAATACCCCATTCAACCTTTACCGCCTTTCCGACATCCAACCGAACCAAAACTTTTAAATAAACAAAATGACCGCCTACAAACTACATGACTGCCTTGAAATTACCGAGATAATTGATGGCAAATTAAGACTATTCAAACGAACTTTCAACCCTCCATTAATGAAATATTGCGGCGGGATTAATGAGAGGTGGCGAAGTGTTGGGAAAGAAGTAAATTTGAAGCGTAAAGACGAGATAATTTACGGGAATGAAATAGCGAAACTATTTAGCAAAAAACAATAAAATGAAAGAACAATTTATTACCAAATGGTCTAATTGGTGGCAATTTAATAAGAACGCCAAACAGCTAAATGAAGCGTTTAAAAGGGAATTAAATGAAGTGATTGAAAACGAGATTGCACTGCGGCCTCATACTAAAATTGCTTTTACCGAGGAAGAACGGAAAATCTTCGACCACATCCCAACCTTAGCCGAACTTGGCATTGAGGAAGATGTTGAATTTCCTTGCGAGATGGAGGTGAAAGTATGGGATGCTGATATATTTACCAAAAGAATCGTTGTTGCTAAATTCAATGACGATGGAAAGGATTATTTTATTGCAAAAAATCCATCAGCATTGACAGGATTTTCTATCCACACGACCGCAAAACCAATTAGAACCGAGCAACTTACCATATCCGAACTACTTACCATTGCATCGGAGGTTAAAGGTGTTCAAGTAACTTTGAAGGAGGACAAAGCATGAAGCAAACAAGAACCAAACGCATCCAAGTACGCTGCCAACCTTGCCACTATGACCAGATATTGAAGGTTGCGAAGATTGAAAGGGATAGGCTGGAAGGTATTGATGCAGAAATTGCAATTGAGCAAACAGAAAATGATATGCTTCAAGCTGGATTTAGAGCCATTGAAAAATATGTTAACTTTTTTAACGAGTTTACCAATTTTCAATTTTCCAGCAACTTCAAAACCATCGCAAACGAAAACCCAACAATAAGAGAAATGATGGTAAAGAAAATCGAGAAATTAATCATTGAAAAGGAGGTGTAGGATGGAAACATTTGCTAAGTTCGCTTTGGTCAGTTACATTGCAGTTGCATTGTTTATTTGGCTATCAATGCCAACGATTTGCAGCAAGAACCACTCGCAGCCAAAGTCAATCATAAACAATCAAATCCCAATCGGTTACAACCTCGGTAAAGTTGGAAAAGATTCTGTCCTTACCATCAAAGGGCAGTTTGTAAGGCAGGTCGGGGATAGGGTGATGATTAAAATTAAGTAAAAATTGAAACATGGAAAATAATAATTTAAAAAACGAAAGCCCCACTGACGCAAATAATGTGTTATCGGTAGTTTTATGTCCTGACTGTGAAAAGAAGCTGAAACTTATTTCAGATATGAACACAGATTGGTATGGAAACTTAAAATACTATCGTTGCAGAAATTGTAAAGAAACATTCGTTAGTCAAAATGGTGGTGAACTTGAAATAGCGGCTCGTTAAAATTACCGATAACGGCTGACAATAACCGTCAGGTGGGGTTTAATGTACCAACCTTTCACTTGACGATAAACTTTCTTAGGTGCAAAATAGCTTCAATGTGGTATATCGCCCCCACTTGCGGTTATTGTTTGTTATAGGGCGTTTTTAATTTAATTACAATGGAAAAAAATATTGGTTTTAAAGTAACGGTGGAGTTTGATTGCACCGATATGATTGATGAAAAAACATTTCATGATGAATTTAATTGCGACCCTATGGCTGCTTACAAGTTCATTTCAGATAACTTTAATGATAGTCCGATTAATTTTTCGGAAGATGACAGGATTATTAAAGTTGAGTTGTTGGGTTCTCAAAATGCCCTATAACGTGATTTGGCTTTACGCAGGTGGGGCTAAATAGCACAAAACTTTCAACCTGCACAAAAGATTATAAAAAGCACGTAAGATGGGTTAAACGCTAACCCCCACTTGCGTAAAACCAATGTTAGCACCAGTTTTTTATGATACAAGAAACCGAATTAAAAGTAGTAACTATTTCACCTAAAAATGGTGATGTAGGTATGCAATTTGAAGCACAAGTGTTACTTCATTTACACGACACCGATGGGAGTCAAATCGTAGTTTTGAAAACACCAAGAAGAGAAAGCGTAGAAAAGTTTTTAAATGATGAAATTGTTGATGGTAGCACTTCTTAAAATTGGTGCTAACTACCAGACATAAGCCACTTTATGGCACATACCTAACATAAACAAATAAACAATGCCTAAATACTACTTTCTTACCGAAAACTCGGAAATGTGCTACACGTTGGACTATCATTTGAACGATGCCAAAGAGCAAGGATTGACCGAAATTGAACTATTTGAGGCTGTACCCGAAAAGAACGACAAGTATTTTTGGTGTAGGGCAGCAGAGGAGATATCCGAACACGATGGATGCGGAAAAGCCTGTTTTGCATACCAACCTTGCAACGGAAAATCGGGCAAATGTAGGTTCAAGCAAAACACGATGTTTGAACATGGAAAGAAAGTTAAATTTGAAGTAAAATAATCCCTACCTTTGCCACAGGTAATTAGGTAAACAGGACAGGAGCCACTTTAATCGGTGGCTTTTGTTTTTTCCACCCCTTCCACAAAAAAGAAACCCCCAAAGTAATCAAAGAAACTTCAGGGGCAGCCTGTCTAAGTGGATACGTCAATAACAACCGACAGGTTTATACTTTGTGCAAAGTTAAAAAACTTATTCAATAGTCAACTCAAAACTTTCTGTTTGGAAGAATTTCTCTAAAGCTTCCGTTGCATTTCTGCTTGAAGTTCCATCAATAACTCCGTCATTATTAATATCGGCGTGATTTAAGCAAGGAGCAATGCAACCCTTTAGTTGACTTGAAAAATTCGCTGGGTGAAATAAAATCCCATCCCGACCTTTCACATTCACAACCCTATAAGTTTTCTTTTTTAGCCTTGGCGAAGGGGTGAATGTTACTGAATAAGTTCCCTTTGGAATGCAAGAAATTCTGCTTTTATTTTCTTTCCAAGGCAGTTCAATCGTTTTAAGTGATAATGTTTCACCCTTGGAATTTGATAGGCTCATTTCGCCCAATGTAACGTCCTTTTTATACGTTCTTGTTATCGTTGCTTTATTCATGCAACAAAAGTAATCAATCTCGCTTTTTATTTTCTATCAGCTCCTTTAATTCTGTTATTTGATACTGCTGCACCTTTATAAGGTTTTCAAGGTCTTCAATGCGTTTCTTTAAAGCCCTTCTTCTTGAAAAAAGTTCCACAATAAAAGGAACGGCTTGGCTCAACACAATCTCCCAAGGAAACTCCCTTGACTCTTCGTATTTGTCAACCTCTGCTTTCATTGCAAATCTAAATCTTTTAATGGAATACCAAACAGCTTAGAAATAGTTTTTACAAAACCACAAAACAAACCACCAACAGCACCTATTAATTTTGAGTAAGCTAATATATCAATAAGGCTTGCAGGAACAACTTCAAAATAACTCTCAATAGCAGTTGCAGTTGCGGCAGCAGAAGCAAAAAAAGCACCTATTATAAGTGCTGAATTTCCAATTTGAGCAGCCCACCTTGGAGTGTTGTTTTTGGTAAAGTTCTTTAATTTAAAAGTTGTCATTTTTATTTTTTCTTAAAAAGAAATATAATATAATTAACCAATTTTTTTAAGCCAAAAAACAAGCTTATTGCCGCAGAAGCAAATTGAATTACATATAAAAGAGATTGATAAAACTCTGGCGTTTGAAGAATGTGAAAAACATTCAAAACAACACTAACGATAAGTGGAAAATACATCAACTTGTCTTCGGATGAAAAATCAGTAGGGTCAAAGTGGGACATTTTCTTTATTTTTTTTGTTTTTTTGGGTTTGAAGCTTTTTTAATATTTGTCTTGATTGCCTTATTTTTTTTACCCTTGCCCGAAACAGAATGTAATTGTTTGCAGTTGCAAGAATGGCCGCTATTGTCAGAGTAACGTAGCATATTGATTCAATGTTCACTTTTAGTTAACTTTGTTAACGGTTAATATTATGGACGGAATTGAAGGATAAGGAATGGTTAAATTAGCCGCTTCGTATAATAGTTCTATATTATCGTTTTGCGTCCACATAATTTGATAATATTCGCCTGCGGTAGAAATGCTTTGCAAAAAGTTCCAAGAAGCTACAAGGTAATTAGCCCCTGCTTGAAGGGTTACTTTTGTTGAGCTTTGTGGAACATCTACTCCGCCTTTTCTAAGCCAAATAACAAGGTCTTTTGAACTGCCTCCACTTGTCCTATACAACTGCGCTGAAAATTGTATATTGTAAACACCAGGCGTTGCAAATGTTATTTGTGTTGGATAGCCTAAATTGTCATTAACTATGCTTACACTTGAAGATTCAACAGTTGTATTAAACTTCATTGCGGCAATGGCATCAATAGCAACTGTTTGTGTTGTCGTGTCCAAAAAGTTTCCGAAAGGATTTGATTGCGCTTGGCTTAAAACCCAAGACGAACCTATGTAAACATAAATTCCAGCAGGGGTAGCATCGGTGATATACGCAAGTTGCCCATCGGTTACATTTTTAAAAGAAGAAACTTGAGCAAGGGTAAACTTTGGTACATTCAATCCTTCGGAGAAATTTAGTACAACGCTTCTTCCGTGAACTGGATTATTTGCGGTAATCCCATTTACAAGTAAAGATGTGTTCGAGGTTGCATTAACGCCTAAGTTAAACCAAGAATCATTTATCCCTTTTAATATTTCTTCTTGCCTTGTCATTTTATGAAAACTATTTTAAGAATTGGAGAAATTCCTGATTCGGAAATAACAAACTCCGATTTTATACGGCAGTTGTATTCTTTTAGGACTTCATTTATTTTTTCGGTACACTCTTGCTCTTTCTTTGCCACAAAATCATTTATGTCAAATTGTGCAACTTTGCTTTCTTGATTGTTTTCCATTTGCTTTCTTGTTTATTTATGATTAAGGTTGAGGTGTGTTGTAAGTGTCGTTCACCCATTGAGCCGCTTGAACATCAAGTTGAGCCAAAGCTTGTTCAATAGACAAGCTATTGTCAAGTTCAAACACTTGATAATCGGTTTGAAGAAACTTGTCAGGGTGTGGGTTTCCAACAAATTGACTAACAATAGTAACTGCCTGTGTTGTTACGCCTGTTACAAGGTCAATTTTGGGCGAATTATACGCATTTGTTTTAAGAAATTCTACTTGCATTTTTATTTATTATTAATTTTTTATACTAAAGTTACTGTTTTTCTAACTCCTCCAACGGTAAAGTAAAGATTAGTTCCATCAAATTCAAATGCTCCACTTTCGGGAGTAGTTAAGTTTGTTCCTGCGGTTAGTTTTAGTGGTGCGCCTCCTGATGTCGCAACTCCTGCGCCTATATTAACCCTTGCAGTTGGCGATGTTACCCCTATGCCTAAGTTTCCAGAAGAGGTTAAGGTCATTATTTGGGTTGTGGATTGATACCATTTAAACCCCGTGCCTATTGTCGGCGCACTTTGAAACCACATACTATAACTTCCATCCAAGCCGATACCGCTTGGATAAGTTGGATTGATTAGCGCATAGCACATTCCACTTGCATAAGTGCTTCCCCCTGTGTTTGGGTTTCCTGCTAAAACAGGAGGCGTTAAAATAGGGCCATTTGTTACATTTAGTTTTGCAGCATTAGAAGCATCTGAACCATCTCCAATAATTACAATACCTTTAAGAGTTGGCAAAGCACTTGGAACTGAAAAATATTGCAAAAATAATCTTCCGTAATCAACCCCTGTTGTTGCTGTTTGGATATAAGTATCGCCGTTTGTATCGCTTTTCCTTCCAAACAATAAAGCCGTTTTAGAACCGCTTGTTAAACTTGTTCCGCTTGAGATATTTACGTCCCATCCTGCCCAATTTGAAAATGTTGAACCACTTACAACTGTTGTACCTGCTATTTGCAGCCCCGAAGTTGGCGTGCTGGTTTTCAGTCCTAAACTGCTGTTTGAATTATCCCAAAAAAGGTTTGAAGATTCTCCGTACACGCCGCTATTGTTAAATGCAATGCGGCCTGATGTGCCTGATGTTATGGTTGTTGTGCCTACTGTAATCCCTGAACCCGCAGCTTGCCAAGCAGGAATACCTGCACTAACTCCAAGAACTTGACCCGCAGAACCGATTCCAAGCCTTGTTAAGTTTCCACCCGAATTTCTGTAATAAATATCGCCTGTTGCATCAGAACCAAGTGTCATTGTCGCTTGACCAATGATTCCTGTCCAAGTTCCTGTGGTGATTGTTCCAAGTGTTGTGATTGAAGTTTGTCCAACATAAGTTGAAGCAATGTCAATCGTGTCTCCCCCCGTTACCGTGATGCGATTGGTTGTTCCATTTACAGAAGACAAGCCTCCTACTTTAGTCCAAGAAGCACCATCGTAAACATAAACACCTGTAACACCATCGGTTTGATATACAATTTGACCCGCTTGTGGATTTGGCAACGCAGCAATTTGAGCAGCAGTTAGTTTTGTTGCATTAACTCCGTCAATGAAATTTAAAGCAACAGCCCTTCCTCCATTCGGATTGTTTACTGTAATTCCGTTTATAGGGTTAGAAACATTGCTCGATACGTTTATACCGAATTGACTCCAACTTTCATTAAACCCCTTAACTATTTCTTCTTGTCTTGTCATCGCTTATATTGATTGAAAGTAATAATTCACTATTGTATACGACCCATCACCATCAGGAATAAACACCGTGTAAATAAACAAGCCGCAATCGCAAGTTAATTGAAGATAACCATTGGAATCATCAGGCGGAGATTCGATATACAACAATCCGCTTGATGGCGTATAAGTATAGTTGTAAGTTCCCGTTAACACATCGTTAGTGTAAACCTCAACAGACGATTCGCTGATGAAAACAAACTTTATTACATCCTCCCCAACAGCAGGCAGGGCTATGTAAGAACCGCTATCTGGGCCTGTATAGTAAAACTTGCCAATAGAATCTAAAGTGTAACCATTCAATGTTTCTATATTGCAACATTCCCCGCTACAATCTTTCGTAAATTCTTCTGACACTTCTAATGTGAATATTACAGGCAATGGCGTTCCTTCTGAATCTTCAATTATTGCATAACCCGTTGCACTTGTTGCAGCACAATTGAAATCTATTGTTAAATAAAACAACTCTCTAAGCGCAGGAGTATCCATAACAGCAACATTTGATTCGCAATCGAAGCTATAAGTATAGCTATCATCGGATGTTATAGGCGACCAAGTGTAGCCATTGCTTCCATCGAAGGTTATATACGTTCCCATATATGCGTTAAATGGAGCAGGTGGAGGATTCAATAAATTGTAGTCATCTCCATTTATGTTCATTGCCGAAACAAAAAACTGCCCATTACTAAGGTCGCAAACAGTACAACAAACTTCGGGAGCAACGCAAGTGTTCAATGGAATTGATTCAATTGTGTTTGAAGCCCAAGAAGAAGTTGTTCCGTAGTTGTCGTAAATTGTTATATCATAAGTGGCGTTTTGAGCCAATGCCGCAATTTCTGGGCTTGTAACAGTTGTAACAAAACTTCCGCTACTTAACCCTGTGTCTGAAAATGTATACACAATATTCCCGTTTACATAAATTCCAAAAGAATTAGGTAATGGAGAGCCTGAATATGAAAAGTTTATTGTCATATAAACAACCCCATCAATGCAATTAAATTCAGCATCACTTAAATAAAGCGATTCGCCTCTTTTGCTTGTTGGTTCAGAGTTAACATAATCCTCGCAGTTGCAGTCGCAATTCTTGCTTGCCTTGTTTAAAATTGACTGAACCTCGGTTGGCCCAAGACAAGGTTTGTCGGCAAGAACAACAACTTCCGAACAGCCATTTAATGTTTTTTCTCCATAAAACCCTAATGTCAAAACCCTGCCGCTCGCATGGGTAAGGTATATGTTTTCAAAAAACTTATCATAAGTAACTTGAAAGATATCAGCACCGCCATCTATGCTTAAAACACCTGTAACAGGGTCGTATGTGTATGATAAAGAAATTGTTGCGCCATCTGCAAACTTTTGATTTAATTGTGTTGCGTCAAAATAAAGCCAACTTCCTACAACATCAGCATTTGCACTATCATACATTTCGTAAAATGTATTTGTCGCTGCATCAAAATAGCTGTTCACTATAAACTGATTGCCTTCAAAATTCATTTGGCAACCACTTGAATAAGCCGTTACAACATCATTTTCGGGAACATAACCCTTTACTGCATTTACATAAAGAAAGCCGTAGCCAATCTCCCTCATATTTCCTTCACACTTTTGACCTTGTTTTTCCATAACTAAAGAATCGCCCATTCTTTTACCAAGGCAACACCAAGCTAAGGTAGACTGTCTTTTTATGTCGGCTGCTGTTAACATTATATTGGCAATATACGATAAAGTACGGTTACTATTATATCACTATCCCCTGCCGTTGGGTCTGCTGTATCAACCTGAACAAGCAATGGTGTGTTTACCCCAATTTGAGTGTCTGTAATTGTAGAAGGAGAAGTAAGATTAAAAGATACATTTCTTGTTACTGTTCCAAACAAAAAACCATTCGCAGTTAAATTTGCTTGGCTAATTACAGAACCTAAAGAAAGTATGTTTAATTTTCCATTTGTAGCATAAGCGGTTGTGTTGTAGGTCATACTTGCGGTTGCAGAAACAACTTGTATAGCCAACCCTGCACCTGGGGCAGCCACAATCGTCAACGGAGTTGTATTTAAAGTCAAAACACTTGCCGTTGGTATTGTTATACTTGCATAATAAACAGTAGCATACCCACTATTTACACCAAGAGCCGTTTGCATTTGAGCAACGGTTAAAGCGGAGGGACTTGCAACACCACCTGATACGTTACCTAAAAAGGTTTGGTCAGCAATGGTTTGATATTTAGCGTGAGTTACTGCATTGTTGGCAATAGCTGCCGTGTTAACAGAACCTGGGCTAAAATCGGTGCTTACAATCCATCCTGTTGAAGAGGCATCAGCATACACTTGAACATCCCAAGAAGCCCCATTGTAATTGCAATCAGCAAAGCAAGGTTGACCCATTTGGGTATTGTTAAGAACAGTTCCCAAAATGGTTACAGTTCCTCCTGCATTGGTGCAAGTCGCTTCGTAGCGAACTTTTACGTTCATATTCAAAAGCGGAGTTCCACCAAATATGACGCTGTTGTTTGCTACAAGGGCAGCAGCACCCGAAATAACATATTCACCAAATGTATCATAATCATTTATGGTAAATGTTGCGCCTGCTGCGTTAACCGTAAATATCTGTGTGTTAATTATTTTTGGCATTGTTATACTTTTTTAAGACCCCAAGCAGTAAAGAAAATTAACCCCCAATCGTTGGCATATTGATTTTGTATAAACGGAATTAAATATAAACCGTTCACGTTATCAAAATCAGTTGAATAAGTTATGTCAAAAACAGATTCAGAAAGCCTTCCTGCGGGGTCTTCAAATACGCCAGTAGAAAAACCTGTAAAAGGAACAGAGGCAATATTTGGTTGAGTTATAAAATACTTAGAATGGCTTCTAAATGTTGTATTTGTTATGCGAGTTATTGTTCCTTCAATATGCAAAAGAATATTAGAACTTGGCTCTGAATTACCCTTTGTAAAACCTTGAAAAGGAGCAGCGTAAACAGCACCTCCTAAATTTCCTTGGTCGTTAAAGGCAACCCCAACAGCTTGCATAATCCTTCCGCCTGTGTTGGTGTTTGATAATACCATTTGAAATTGAATAGCATCATCTTCGTTTCTAAACCAAAGGTCGTTAACAGAACCCGTTCTTATTTGTATATTAGAAATAGTGCCTGGAGCAAATATATTTTCAAAACCCGAATCAACATATCCGCCTGAAACATTCGTTTGTTGGTTTTCGGTATAACTCAAACTATCAATAACGGCAACACCGTCTTGACCATTTGTCCCGTTCGTTCCATTCGTGCCATTTGTCCCGTTCGTTCCATTTGTTCCAGCAACACCTTGTGGCCCTTGTACGCCAGCAGGGCCTTGTGGGCCTCTTAATATTCCGTTGCAACAAGTGCAATTATTTGATTTGCAGTTACACATTTTGGTAAGTTTATTTACAACCGCAGTCGCAGTCAGAACAATATTTCTTTAACTTTTTAATCATATCCAATATGGCAGCAATATTCACCCCGCAACAAGTCGTTGCTTCAATTGATTGAAGAAGCGTCCAAATGTTGAAAAGTTCTATTGTTCCGCCTTGACAACCACAACTTGCCGCAGCTTTCTTTTCGTAGCAGCAGTAGTAATCGCATAGGTTAACATAGTAATATTCGGCAGTATATACATCACCCGTATCAGTTGTATATGTTACAACAAGGTAATAAATATCAGACTTCCCAATAGTGGCTATGTATGGAATATTGCTAATGTTAGGAAGAACAGAAGAAACGTCAATCCCCGAAGTTTCAATAGAGAAAGTTTCCGTAACAGGATTGTAAACGCTGATGTCCAACGTAGCAGAAACAATACTTGTAATTGCCACATTCGGCAAACCCCATCCGTTTAAATTGCTGTTAGAATAAGGGCAGGTTGTGTCGTAGATTTCAACCTTCGCACAATTGTTATTCATGCAAACCTTAATCGAAGGTATAAGTACACTTGATGGTGCTGATGGTGTTGGCATGGACACAAAATTATACTATTATAACATTGACAATAATTGCATTTGATTTCGTGTCGCTTTTATTGACTTAACTTGTTGAAATTGTGTATATTTGCATTATGCCAAGAAAAAAGCTACCACCTGAACTAAAGAAAGTTGCAGTTAGGGTTTATATCAAACAGAAAGATATTGAACTTCTTGGCGGGGTTTACAGAACACAAGATTTTTGCCAAACAACTGATGATGAAAGAATATTGAAGTACAAGAGAAAGGCGGGGTTGATTTAATCTTCAACTGCTTTTATAAGTTCCCTTTGCTGCTTTGTTTTATTGGTTGACTTTAATGCTTCAATATACGCTTCGGCAAGCTCTTTTTTGTTCTTATAAACAAATCCAACTTTTTGATTTATTTTATCAAACTGCCCAGAAGAAATATTCTTGGGTTTAAATAAGTATTTTTCCATTGCCTCCCCTTGCCCTTTTATTGATTCTTTAAATTTAACAAAATCGTAAGCCCTGTTTTCTTCATTTGGATTTTGATACTTTTTTAAATCATTATAAAAAAATTGAATTTCTTTTTCAAAATCCTTTTTCATTTTAGCCGCCTCGCTCGGCAAAACAACAGTCTTTTGCATGTCCATATTTATCTGAATCTCTGCAATTTTATCAGCCTCTTGTTTAACCGTTTTCATCACCTCCGCCCTTTGGCTTTCATTTAAACTTTGCATAAACTTATCGTTTAAATTTAAAACCATTTTTTTGTAATTCTCATTGGCGTAGCTGTTATATTTCTCTAAACTTTGGTTATTTAAAAACTCATTCTTTTCTGTATTTATAACACTTCCATCTTTTTTGAAAATATAAAAATCAATTTTCTTATCCGTGCTTGTTCTTGCAGGAACAATAGAATAGGTCTTTGCTTTTATGTATTCTTTTGTATTTGGAGTAAGCATAGTCTTTCCTCCAAATTTATTTATTCCCGAACCATATAAAGCGAGAGGAACTACTATTGGAGCATATTTTGATTCTTCATTTATTATCTCTGCCATATCTCTTAAATATAACGGAGTTGTAAGGTTGAATGCAGTTTCTCCTATATTAAGGTCGTTGTTAGGTATTTCGCCAAACATATACTCATACAGCTTGTTTCTATCCCTTTTCTTGCCCTCCACACCTACTAAGTATTCTTTATAAAACAAAGAGGCGGTAGGGTTTAATTTATTTGCAAAAAAAGTTTCAAGCAAATCCATTCTTGTCGTTGCCCCATAGCCTTCATCACCAAATTTCTTTACCTCGCCTGTGTTTGCATTTTTTGAACCACCAAAAATTTTAGCCAATACAACAAAAGGTTGAATATAGCCGCCCGTTAAATCAGTCCTAATATCCTCAAGCCTTATTTTCCAAAAGTCCGAACTTATTGGTTCAAACTCAACATCTTTATCATCATCATCCCCAAGTCCAAATTTAATCAAAAACATAGTTAAGGCTAATCCACCAAAGAATTTAGCATAGGTTTCAATAGTTTGGTTTCTTGCCACACGAGGCATTGGTTTGTCGCCAGGAAATAACATCCTTGCGGCAGCAGTAAACGGATGAAACCTTGAAGCAACAAGACTTGGAGAGAAAAATAAAACATTTAACGGTTTTTTAGCTCCCGAAAGCACCCCTAAAGAGCCTCTGCCCGTTGTATTGTTTACAAGTTTAGCAAGCTCTTTTAACTCTTGCTGTCTTTCTTCAACAGTTAATGGCATATCATTAACCATATCTACATAGGAGTTGAAAACGTCCCAACGTAGTTTATTTAAAAAACCAATATACGCCCTTTCTGTTCCTGCCAAAAGTTGACCGTATACAGGTATTTTTTTAATAGCACCTACAAATTTAGAAACAAACATTTCTTCTTTTGCGCTCATCTTGCCACTCTCTTCTGCCATATACAACCCGTACTGTTTTGTGAACTCAACATATCTTGGGTCTGCCTTTACAGATTTTTGCCAATTTTCATAAGCGGATTTATTAAAGGCAAACTTGTGCATTTCGAAAAATGCTTTTAAAAATGTTCCAGGCTTTGTATAAGCATAAACGATACCTTGCCTAAGCGGGGCTGACAAGTCAATACTTGCTACCAATGATTTTGGCAAACTTAAAACATCAAAAAGATTTTCAGCCAATCTTGTCCAAAATGTCCTATTTGCAAGTCTTATTTTTTCAATTTCAAAATCTATCTTTTGTTTTGTTTCTTCAATCTTCGCATTGACCTCTGCAAGTTCTTTTGTGTAAGGTATAATTCTTGTTTTTCTTTTTTCAAAATTACCCTTCGCAAGCTTTTCTTCTAATGCTTTTAAAACCGCTTCTCTTCTTTTTATTGCTTTATCAATTAAAGCTTGCTCTTTCGCTTCCGATGGTATTAAATCGTTTATATCCCTTTTTAGTTGGTCAATAGTTGCTTGTAGCGCATCGCCCCTTTGCGCTAAACTGGCTTTTTTGGTTTTAGCTATTCCAAATAATTCGCCAAGTTTTTGTGTCGTTGAAACTTTAACTTCCTCGTCAGTAAGTCCTTCTAAAATTAATTTGTTTCTAATTTCTTCAAGCCTTTTTATTTCCGCCTTTGCTAATAAGTCAAGTCTTTTTTGAGCTTCTGCTAATTTCTCAACAGAGGTTTTATTTTCCTCCCTCATTTTGGCAAGAGTTGAATTTAAGTCAGACAACTCATTTTGCAAACTTTCTATTTCAGGGCTTGTAACCTTTTCAAAAGATTTTATACTTAAATCGTTTTCTCTTATCTTTCTTTTGGCCTCGGTAATTTTATTTTCTAAGTCAACAATTTTGCTTTCAACTTTCTTCTCTGCATCACTTATCTTAACCTCTGGTATATTGCTCAATGTGTTTTCAAGCGATTCAATTTGGTCTTGAAGGTCTTTTATTACATCGTCCGTTATTTGACTTTTTTTAACTTTGGCATCTCGTTGCTTTTGTTCTTTTTGTCTATTTAAGTCCTCTATTTTGTTTTTTAACCTTTGAACAACAGCATCCCTTTGGCTCTTCCATTTGTTTATCTTTTCTTCTTCTGTTGGTTCTGATGCCAAACCCAACTCCTTTATCAGTCTGCCAATTTCCTTGTTTATTGCACGAGCTTCGGTATCTAATTTTGCAATTTCCCTTCCTGTTCTTTTTGGCAATTTCATCCTTTCCTTGACATCCCTCAACCTACCATTTAGCCTTCCAAGGTTTCTTAGCTTTCTTATCTTTTCAACAAGCGGGTCTTTGCTAAGTTCTTTAAAACTACCATAACCACTCATCAAGTCTTTTATATCTTCAATATCAAGATTAGGAACTGAATTGGAAAGAAAATCAAAAACCTTTTCAGCAACTTCATCAAGTGTTTCCGCCCCATTGATAACCTCTTGCTTGAGAATATTTTTTAACAACGGCTCAAGCTCCCAGCTTTCGTCAGTTAATACTCCATCCGCTTTTACAGCAAGGTCAACAAGAAGTTCATCAGTAGATTTCGCCCCCCTCTTTTCTTGTTTTGGCTCTGCAAGTTTTTCGTTTACAAATCCTCCAAACCAATTATCGAACCTTTGCTTTTCTTGTGGTGTCAAGTTTTTATACCAACCTGATGCCTCATTTTTTATAGCTTCAATACCCTTTGCTATTGCATCAGCAACAGTACCAACAGTTTCAATAGACTTTGCCGCAGCCTCTATACCCACGTTTACAACCGTTGGAGGTATTGGAACAACAGAACTAAAGGTGTATGTAGAACTTGTAATTTTTGCAGCCCTAAGCTTATTGGCAAGTTCTTTTGACTTTTCCTTTATAGTAGAAGAAGAAGGAACAGAAGAAACCTCCATTTTTGCTTTGTTATATCCTTCTTTCCGAGCTATCTCTTTTTCTATTTTTAATTGCTCATCAAAAGCCTTTTGAATTTTGTCTAAATCCTTTTGCAGTTCAGCAAATTGCTCGGTTAACTTAACAAGCTTCGCTTCTTGCTCTGTGCTTAACGATGCACCTCCATTCATTGCCTTCGCTCTTGAAATTACACCTTTTAATGTATAATCTCTTGCCGCTAAAACCTGCCTAAATACGCCTGTTCTTCCCCAGGTTCTTCCAACATTCGCATTGGCTAATTCGTTTTCTTGAATATGTGCATCAATTTCAGCTAATTGAGCTAATATATTTAACCTTTCCTCGTTTGTTATAACAGCACCTTGCTCGGCAAGTTTTTTTACATACGCCTCTTTAGCATTTTGAAGATATATCCTATCATATAAAATAGCGGCTTGTATTTCAGGGCTAATTGCTTCTATTTCTCCTGTGGCTAATTTTGAAATAAGCCCTGTGTTGGTCTTATCCCTTAATACAATATTTCCATTTTGTATGCGCTCAACTGTTCTATCCCAAACCACTTGGTTTGTTTGCCTTGCGGCTTTTGCTATTGGGTCTAATCCCCTTGCCGCCCTTTGTGCTTTATCGTATTCGTTTGTTAAACCAATATAAGCATCTTCTTCTGAAATGAAATCACTTGCTGCTTCATTTATTATATCCTCTGCTTCAAGTTCAGAGAAACCCTTTCTTGTTAAAATCGGAGCAAGTAGATTTTTTATTTCTAAATAAGTTAAGGCTGTTAAATCCTTTATAATATTTTTTAAATCCTCAACAAGCTTTGTTCTTTCTTGTGGTGTTATATTTTGTATTCCACCAATTTTTGAAAGTATTTTTTCTAAATTTGAAGCAGCACTTTGTTTCAGTCTTTCAATTTCAGAAAGTTGCTCTTTTGTTCTGTTTAATGCTTCTTGAGCTGTTTTAAGCTTTTCTTTTATCTCCTTCTTTGTTTGTTTAGCCTTTTCCTTTTCAGCCTTTTCTTTCTCTATTTCCTTTCTTTTAGCTTCACTTTCCTCAAACTTAGCAGCACTTGTATATCCTTTTCTTGGCGTATATTCAACTCCAAACGCTTCCTTTACCGCATCTTGCCTTGACATACCCTCTTGGGCTTCTTCAAATAACCCGCCTTCCGTTCCTTGCGTTAATTGGCTATACTTAGCAAAACTGCTCGCCTCTCCACCTTTTTGCGGAATACCTGCAATTTCGTTTTGACTTGTTGCCTTGTTGAAATTTTCGGCAAGTTTCAAAGCCAAAGGGCTAAACATATCCTTTTTGGATTGACCTGTATTAATGTCAATTTGATTAGCCCACGCAGCAAAACTTTGTTCACCGCTTGACCTAAAATAATGCAAAGCAATTATCGCTTCTTGAACATCGGGTATGATACTTTTGCCTGCTCCTGCACTTAGCAAGTATGGTAAAGCCTTTTTAATGCCCTCACGTTGTGTATTAGACAAACCTTCAAACATTTGAGGAAGGTTTGGGTCGCCATTCTGAAACAAGAACTGCGTAAATAAGCCCTCAACGTCCTCAATACCAACAGAATTTAATTTGCCATTTGTGATTATAGTGTTGGCAATACTTGTATTGATATACGGACGTATAAGTTGATAAATCTCATCCGCATTTTCTTTAATAGATTCTTTAATCGTTTCCCCTGCTGAAATAACTTTAGCAAGGCTCGCTTTAACTTTTGAAGGAAGCCTACGAACAAGAGCAGAAGGGTCAATCCTTCTTTTTCCTGCGGTTTCAAGGTCTTTTACATCGTAGTTTCCAAGTTCAATAGCTTTTTCATCAGTTGCAATAACCTCACGAACAAGCATTGGGTTTTCCATACTTTCAACTTGTTCTTTGGTAAATCCAAATTTCTCTGCATTTGCAGCTAAGTCTTGCTTGTACTTTTTATTGCCAATAGCATATCCTTTTTTAATTCCAGCACCCCTGCTGTTCCCTTGAATAATCTCATCCCTTTCATTTGCAACAGGCGCACCTTTATACGCCCCTGAATCTTCTCCAAGCTCATCAAACCTTGGGTTGTTTGCAAAATCATCTTCTGCTTGCAAACTTGCTTGGTCGTTTCTATTTTTTGGTTGACCTTCGGGTATAAAGAAATTTGGATTTCTCAAACCTCCTTCGTGTGAAGGCTGAACTCTTTTTGCTTCAGCAAGTTTGTATCTAAAAGGAACGACAACGCCACCACCGCCAGGTTCGCTTGTAAACCTAATATACCCACCTTTCTCCGAAACAATACCTTGTCCTTTTTCGTTTCTTGTATATGTTACTCCGTCAACTGTATATTTGCCCGCCCTTCTCCTTTCTGCGGCAAGTCCTTCAAGCAATAGTTCGGTTTCTTCATCAAGAGCAACCGTTGCTTCTGCGGAAGTTATTTCTTCTTTGCTCGGCTTGGCAGCTTCTTGCCCTTGCTTGCCTTGTCCCATTCCTTGACGTTCACCCCCTGCTTCTCCAACTTTTCCTTGTTGGCGTGAAAGAACGCCCTCTGCGCTTTGCTTTTGTACGGCATCTTGAATTGATTTTATGGTTGGTACATTCTTAACAACACCTTGGGCAATAAATTCGTCCAAAAGTCCATTATGCAACTTTTCGGCAAACTCTTCAAAAGAAAGTGTCTGCCCTTGGTATTTAACCTCGCAAGCCATATTAGAATAATTTTTTCTCTAAAGTAAGAAGTTCAAACTTGCTCATCACATTAACCCCTTGAAGCATATTTAGCTTGTCGCTGTATTCAGCAACAGACTTGGTTTGTATATCCGTATATGTTCTAAGGAAGTTAAACGTGGCAATATCCCCTTTGCCAAAAATCTCATCAGAAGTGTCGTTGTACTCTTTCCAAAGGTTGTACTCAAGTTCATAAGCCTTTACAAGAACCTCAAATAGTCCACTAAAAACAATTTGTGGGGTTTCAACGATAGGCAAATTAACGTCAATGTTCCAATCAACAAGGTACGTTTCAATACCCTTTGCGTGGGAAAGTTCGTCAAGAGATTCGGCTGCAAAGAACTCTGCGGCTTTTTCGTAACCTACACCTTTGCAGTAATTTGAAGCGGCTCGGTAGAAGTAGAAAGCCTTGTACTCGTCATTTAAACGTGGCATTAATAGGCTAACAATCTTTGCGTCAAGTTTTTTTGGAAACTCAGGCATAACCATCATTGGAGAATCGAGTATCATTATGGACATTCTTTAGATTTTGTTATAATTCCTTCTCTTTCAAGTTGTGCAAATATAGGCTTTATATTGTCAAAAATGTTTTTTACCGTTGGCATTTTTTCTAAAGTTTGCCTATACGCTTTTGCTGCCTCACGCTTTTGAGAACCTTTGCCTTCAATAGCATAAAACTTCGCTACGGCATCTGCAATGGTTGCTTTTACTTCTTCTTGGTTTTTGGCTTCGGCACGCAGTTCGGCACTTTCTTGCCCGACTTGGGCTTCATTCCCACCATTTCGTACCCCTTCCAGCAAGGGCTTTTCTTGTTCTGTTTTTGTTTCATTTGGTTGTGTTTTAGCAACTTCTTCTTCGCCCAACATTTTTGCGTATATGGCACGCATTTCATCGTTGAGAGGTATGTTTATTTCGCTTCCCGTTACTCCATTGTAAATTTCGGTAAGCCATTCTTTGAAACGCTCAAATATACGTTTCATTTCCGCACTTGGGGCAACTCCATCGGCAAGATATTTTTCAAAGCCCCTTGCAAAATATTCACTTGTTTCGGTTGTCCACCCATTTGTTTTTGCGTTACGAATGATTGTTTCCCTTTCGTAGTCTTTAAGGTAGTGTTCAAAAACGTGAGCAAGTTCGTGTAAAGGAGTTGATACGTTAGGGTCGGTTATAGCGTAGATGATGGCAGTTCCATCTATATTCACCATAGCTGCGCCCCTTGCTTTGTTAGCGTCTTTTTGGAACTTAATTACTTCTTCTATACTTACTGCGTTTTCATCGAATACTACATAGTTAAAACCTCTTGCCGTGTCAGATGTTGCGGCTCTTGCTATGCTTTCGGCTGGATATTTAACGCCATCAATTCCATTTTCTAAAAGAAGTAACGAAGCTTGTTTTTGACCAAATTCAAAAGCAAGTGATTCGTAAACTTGTTTGCCAGTTGTACCTAAAGTGTCAACAACTTCTAAAGGGTTTCCATAAGCAGTCCTTGTTTTAAAGTCTTTATCTTCAATAGCTTTTATAATTATATTTCTTTGCTCTTTTGTTAAAGGCTTATCCCACTCTAACCAAGTATATTCGCTTGGTTTCTTTCCATTATGAAGTGAAACCTTGTATAGCAACCTTTCTGGAGGCTTAATAGAAGTATTGTTTTCCTTTAGTCCAATTAAAGTTTTTAATTCAGATTGCTCGTCTTTTATTGACTCCAACAAATATCCAGCCCTGAATTTGTTTTCAGGATTATTATAATCTTCTGTTCTTTTTTGTATGCTTTTATTGTAAAAATCAATTGCTTTGTCAATATTCATATTGTTTGACACTAAAACATCTGCAAGTATTGAATAGTTATAATTACTTGGCAAACCGTTTTTTATGTTAAACTTTTTTACTGCATCTGAAATTTGTTGAGTTGTTGTTTTTATATTTAAAGTTGCAAGGTTTTGCGCATATCCTCTTGCGATACTCTCCAAATCCGTAAAATACAATCCCCACCCAAAAGCTTGTGCGCCTTCGCCCGTGCCTATCTTTTCGGTTGTGAATTTGTCAAATTGATATGGGCTGCCGTGCCAAGCGTCAACTTGCATTTTAACACCTTGTGGCAACTCTTCTTCGCTCGCCTTCCTAAACTCCAACCTTTCATACATTTCTGCTTTGATAACCCCTGCACGTTTTGCCATTGCGCCAATCATCTTGTCCATAATAACCGCATTGGCAAGTGACCTTACTTTATTTTGCCCAAAAAGCGTTCTATTGACGTTGTATAAGTCACGAAGGTTCTTTGGTTTAATGTTAGCTTGGGTGGCAGTTGCTTCAATCTTTTCTTCGGTAACGGGGGCTGTTACACCCCCTTGTTCCGTTACATTTTCTTCTTGCCCGCCTGTGCCATCTTCTGCATCTTGGCTTTGCCGTAGGCTTTCATCCCCGCTGATGCGGCGATTTTCTTCGCTGATTCCTTGGACTTGCCCTCCTTCTCCAACTTGTTGGTCATTTTCTTGAAGCGTTCCCCGCTCCCCAATTTTGGTTTTTTGTTCATTTTGGTTTGTATTTGTGGTTAATAATTTTTCAACTGCTTTTGTTAATTCGGTTTCCTTTTCTGCGGCTTTATCGGCGTGGTAGGCTTCGGAGATTTTTTTTGCTGGATTATCTCCCACATTCATTTCTACACTTGGCAACCAAACACTTCCTTTATTAAATTCTTTTTCCAACGCCTTAGCTGTACTCTCAACAGGGGATTCTGAATTTTCCAATTCAACAAGCCTTGCTTTGGCTTTATCAATAGCATTATTTATTTTGTCTGTACTTTCTTTTAGCTCTTGTGGTGTTTTTAATCTTTTTACCTTTTTCTTATTGCCTAATATATCTGTTTCCGTTGCTTCTTTGTATTTAAACGCTTCGCTATCTCTTGTTTTTTCAAGAGATGTAATACTTAATTTAGTTGCTTCAATTTCTGTTTTTTTAGCTTGTTGTGCAACTTGTTTAGTGTTTTCAGATATTACATTACCGTTTTTATCAAAAGAAACTTTATTCCCATTACCATCTAAATAACTTATTTCACCATTTTTGCTAAAAAGCATTTTCCCTGCACTAAAACCTCCATCAGAAGTTTCCTGAACATACCCACCAACCACATCTCCTGTCTTGGTTTGAGCGTTATATTTCTCTATTAATCCTAATTTAACTAAAGCGTCTTCTACTTTTTTATAAAATGGATTATTAATACTAAGCCTTTCTGTAACATTTTCTTTTGTTGGAGTATCAGCTTTACCTTCATTTTTAAGCTCCAACGCTTTAGCCTTACTCTCAACGTCGTTTAAGGCAGGATTTACGTTTTCTTCGCCTTGTTGAGTAGGTTGCTCTTCTTGGGGCGTTATGGCTTCTTCCCCAACACTTAATTCAATCGGTTGTGCCGCCTCAGTTTGGTCAGTTTCAAAAGCGGGGGATTCGTCAACAACAACTTCTTCGGCGGTAGGCTGTTTTTGTTGTTGATTTTTTAATTTTTCGATAGCACCCTTGTAGTATTCTATAAGTCCTTCATTAATATCACTTGGGTCTTTTTTACCCCATTCAATTTCAGCATTTAATTCTTTTTCAAAATAAGCTAAAGGGTTTTTTTCTAATAAAGCCAATTTTTCTTTTGCATTCTTTAAATATTTATCATAACTAACACCTCCAATTTTATCCAATATCTTTCTGAAAAAATTTCTGTTATTTTTTGTTTTATTTATAAATTCTTCTTCTGATAAAATCTCGCTTTCTAAAGATTTTTTTTCTTCAGAAATTTCTGGAATTTCCTCAAAGGCTTGGGCGGGTTGCTGCTTTGCAATCTCCGCTTCGTATTCAGCCCTTGTTAAGTCTATAACACCTTTGCCGTCACCCCTATCAATAGTTCCATACTTTTCGTCTGTTGGAGTGGTGTTTTTCGTGATGATTGGTTGGGATGGTTGTTCTTCTACAACAGCTTCTTGGGCTATGACAGGATTGGCAATTTCTTCATTTAACTCCGCAACCCTTCCGTTTAATGCGTCAATTTCCTCTTGTATCTTAGGCCGAAAAGCCTCGTCAACTTGCTCCAACTCTTGCTGTTTCCTTGCAATCTCTTCTTTTATATCGTCCCTTTCAACAACCTTTTCAATCACCTCTTTTCTGTTAGGTACATTGTCAGGTATTTTTGAGTTCACATTGGCGTAATAGTCAATAATTTTGTTTGCAGCATCTGCCTGTTCAGGGCTTACGTTTTCAGTAAACTCTTTTCTTAACGCCTGATAATCCTCTTGCGTTTTCGCATCTGCAACTTTTTCAGCTATGTAATTTCTGGTCTTGCTAAATGGAGCAGAAGCAGCACCAAGTAGCCCTCCCCCAACAGCTTCTTGTGAACCTGCATACAAAATCCTTCCTGTCGTTTCTCCCCAAGACGTTGGCTCGAAAACATCCTTTCCTTGACTTGCATTCAATAATCTTTCAGCCGCAATTGTTGACGCCTCCTGCGCCGCCCCTGTGCTAAATTCTACTGCAACAGCCTCTCCAATTTTTCCTCCCGCTTTTACTATTTTGTCTTTTAGCCCCGACACGCTTTGCTTTAAAGCAGCCTCAAACGATTCTTTAGTTATTGTCTTTTCACCACTTGCTAATGCTTTCTGAATAACATCAGCAGCAAGTTTTTTTGAAACAGCCGCCGATTGTTTGCCGAAAATCTTATCAAGTCCATACTTTTCAAGCATCCCTTGCGCCAATCCAACACTTGATGCAAATATTGTTTTCGTCGTTTCGGGTAGCTTTTGACCTTCTTCAATAGAGTTAATTGATTCAAGCCCTGCATCGTAGGCTTGAGCAATTAGTCCGCTTCCGTATGGGGCTATCATTGCAGGAACAGAAGCCGTTAACCCACCAATCGCAGAAGTCCAAAATTCATCATTGTACTTCTTTTCTTTTTCTGGAACAATTCCCACCCCAACTTTTTCTTTCAATCCTTCCCTTATGGATGGTTCTATTTGTTTCCTAAACTCGGTTATATCTTCCCCTTCCATTGAAGGTGCAACAACGCCAGGAATATTTCTTGCAACGTTAAAAAAAGCATCAGCAACGCCCGAACTCATCCCGCCAATTCCTTTCAAGAAAGAATTATAAAAATATCCAAGCCTATTGCCTTCTCCATACTTTTCCCTGTACCCCATTTCGGCGGCCTTTATTTCATTGGCAAGAATTTCTCTTTCGGCAAGTTTTTTATTGTGGCTTTCGACGGCTTTGTTGAAATCTTCAACAATCACATTGTATTCTTCTGAGTCCTTTTTGGCTTGATTTAATTTCGCCTCAAGTTCATTCAGCTTTTTCTTTTCTTGAATAAAATCGTCGGTTTTTTTAGCTTTTTGCTCGTACAGAGCAGTAACACGCTGCGCAGAACCTTTTTGGTCTTTTGCTAATGGCAAGGTTGTTTGGCCGAGTTCGCCTAAAGTTTTAGGTGCAGTTCTTACGCCTAATAAGTTGGCAACTTCATCACCCGTAGAAACTTTTTTTGCTTCCTCCGAACTATAAAACGGGCTTTTTCCTTCCTTCAGCCTTTGCTTTGCATGGTCAACGGCTTTTTTATAAATCGAATTACCAATTGCATCACGCCCAAGTGGTTCGTCTTTTTCTGCCCTGTCTAAGACATATTGCTTCTCTTGCGGAGTTAATGTTGGAACAAGACTTGGAATGTCCATTTCTTTTCCGTTGACATCCGAAGTTCCAAACGAATATTCAGTAACAGAATTGCCGCTTTTTGTTTTTAGTTCACCGAAATAACCTACATCTTTTTTTGTGCCATCGGGTCTTAGTCCATAATTTTTTCCAACAGGCTCGACAATCGTTTTTGCCTTTTCAACCAATGGGGTAGGAGTAGCGTATTGAGTTGGCTTAATCGGTTTGACACCAAGCAAACCAGCAACTTCATTTCCAGTAGAAGGGATTGCGGATGCCCCAACTTTGCCACCAATCGGTGAAGTGGTTGAAACAGAATTTTTTTTTTGAGGGGCGTCGCCAATAACAACTCCTCCAAATTCTGAAAAATCATCACTTTTTGGGGCGTCGCCAATTACAACTCCTCCAAATTCTGAAAAATCATCTTTATTGTCTTGTTGCATTTGGATATTTTTTTCTAAGGTTTTCCCATTGGTCTTCTGGTATTTGAACTTGTTTGCCGTTTACTAAAACAATTATTTTTCCTACGTTTTTATTTGCCTCACCCTTCGGCTTTTCAGCAGCAGGCTTTCCGCTACTTGAAGGTGGAGTTAATTTAGAATTATAATCTCTCGCCAATTCCTTCATATCAAAAATGTTCTTCATAACGCTTTCCTTTTCTGATTGGGCAAGTTTATCCCAAACTGCGTCTTTTACTTGATTTATTGGGATATACAAATCTTTTGTTATCAATTCCTTGCCTCTGCTACCTGCACTAACTTCCTTCGTTCCTTGGCCTATTGCAAAAACCTTATACTCATATTTGCCATTTAATCTTTCATCATTAAGATTCAAGTCGTCAACAATTTCTCCCGAAACGTCAACCCCGCCTTTCCTTGTAACGCCCTTTTTATATACAGGCAATAAAGCAACTTTACTCAAAGCAACCTCAAGTAGCTTGTTATCCTTAAAATCAGCATCGGTATTTAATGTTTTACCATTTTCAAGACCATATGAAACTGATGGTTGAACAAGCGTTGTTGGCATTGCAGTAGAAAAAGTAATTTGAGCGGGCGAGGTAACAGAAGATTGTGCCGTCATTGTTCCTCCCCCTTGTTTTTCCGTAGTCATACCAAAATCCACTCTGCCAGGTGTTGGATTTGTTATGGAAGAAGCATAACCTAATCCATAACCCCCACCTTGCGGAGCAGGTTTTTTGTTTTCCGTCAAATAAGATGCAAGTGCTTTTTCAACTTGCGCCATTCCTTCGGGTGTTGAAGCGTCAACGCCAATTTCATCTGCAATATCTTTTAGCTTCTTGGGGTTATTTGTTACTGTTTTAATAACAAATTCCTTTTGTGGATAAGGCTCTTCCCTTAAGTTAACTTGCCTTTGCAAGTTTTCAACCTCTTGAGCCCAATCATTAAGCCTATAAGGTGCAACTTTAAGCGTTACTGCATCTAATTCGCCGCCTCTATACCCACCTTTAAATGCTTCAAATAATTCCTTCCTTTTAGCAGGGTCTTTTTCAACTCGCAAAGCATCAAGTATTTTTCTATTTTCAGTAGGGGTAATATCAAAGTCTCCTTTTTGTTTAAGTTGCCTTTGAGCGTCATCCGCCTTTTGTATATCAGAACTTAGAGCTTCATACTCGGTTTTAAGCGTGTTTAACCTTCGAATATCTTCTGCAATGGCGGTATTGTTTGAAAACGCTCTTGGGTTGTCTTGATAAGCAGCAACCATATTTTTACCCAAATTATCCGATAAACTCTTTAACTCATCGTGGTAAACTGGGTCAACCTTGCTTAAATCAAGCTTTGCGTATTTATACGCTTCATCAAAAGCCTTTTTCCCCTCTTCCTGCAACTTCATCTTGTTCTCCATTTCTTTCATACGGCGAGCGTAGCCAGCTTGCAAACCTTGTGATAAAAGCTGCGCTGGTAGATTGTCGCTTGGAAATTCTGCTGCTCCTGCGTATGGTGAAACTATGTATGCCATTTTTTAGCCAAAATTAAATTCGTCATTTACCTTGTTTGGATTATAATCAAATTCCATAGTGCCTGGAACTTTTTGTTTATTACCACCAAGCAAACCTTTACCAACGCCACCAACAACAGAACTTAACATTCCACCTGCGCCACCCGTCAAACCAGCTATTGCTAAATTCTCAACACTTCCTATGCCGCCAACAATACCTTCCAATCCTTTATTGTATTGATTTTGCAATGCGCCCATTTGCCTATCAAATCTGTCTTGGTTTAAATTTTTCTGACCTTGAAGAGTTTGATAAACATTAAATAATGTTTGAACATTTGAACGCTTTAAATCCGCACTTTTGGCCGCCATTGCCGCATTCGCTTGTTGCATTTGCAATGCTTGGGTCGCACCCATCGCTTGGGCAAGATTCCCTCCCGCCATATTGCGTTGAGCATTAAAGGCGGCATTTGAGGCAGTTAATTGTTGATTCATATAAGCCTCAATTTCGGGGCCTGTAAAGCCTTGATTAGCCATCTCTTCTGCAATTCCTTGCATCTTTAAATATTCAGAAGATAAAGGACTAACGCCTTGAGCCTCCAAAGCCTTCATAGCTTTTTTTGCTGTATCTAATTGAAAAGCACCTCCTATAATCTGTGAAATCATTGTTTTACTTATTTGAGTTTCTTGGACTAAATTTAAACCTTACCATCAAATCAGTTAAATATTGCCTTGTTCTTTTTTCAAAGTACATTTTAATTTTTACATATTGACCAAAAATAGCAGAAGTATCTTGGTCGTTTTGACCAATATACGGCGGCGTATTAGAGTCATTTTTTACAGCAGTAAAGAACAAATCCTCCCTTTCTTCAACATCCGAAGCCAACATGAAAGTTTGATTCTTTTTCGTAAAAAGTTCAAATTTAAAAGGTTTTATCAAACTATTTACACGAAGGGCTAAATAATGTTTAATATCCTGCGTTTGTGAATTAAAAACAAGCTCTATAAAACCATCGGCATAAAGCCCCTCACCCGTTCTGTAATCATACCAAACGCCTTTTTCACCATTGTCTTGCTCGTAAATATCTTGTTCATACTGATTAGATAAACTAACCCTTGGGTCGCCCGTAAGAACTGTATTTCTAAATGGCATATAGATTTTAGGTTTTGGAGTGCCAAAGGTACTAAATCCATTCTTTAGTTCGTTAAATTCTAACGTCCAAACATTATAAACCCTATTGTCGGACAAAGGTAACTGAACCCAATAGTCTTGCCAATCAGCACCACTTAATGGCTTGTTGGATAAAGAACCATTGTTTGCTTGTATACATTCAAAAAAAGCAGGCAACTGTTCCCATCCTGCATCTGTATTGTTGTCACCAAACCAAACTATATCCCCTACCTGATAAGGCAATGTTACAAACCAAATAGGTTTTGTTGGGTTAATAGCCCTTGCAGTCCAAATGGCAACCTTTCTTTTTTCATTCCAAACCCCTGCAATACCATACTTCCAAGCGGGAGTATCAACACCATCCAAAAAGCGTGTATTATTGCGTATAAAGCTGTCAATATTGTTTTCAAGAGAAATGTTCCTTGTGCCATCCCCAGCGTATCTGATGATAGCTTTTGAGGTCAAATCAAATATGTAAACAACTTCTTGCCCTCCAACGCTTTTGCCTTTTATAAAAGACCATTTGTTTCTTGAACCATAGGCGGAAAGTTCGATTGGTGGACGAGCAAGAACGCTTCCATCGCCAATTGCAATTGAAGTTGAATTGCCTGTAACTTGAAGTTCACCCCTTGTGTTGAAGAAGTATTTAAGCCACTTCTTAACTTGCTGTATAAACAACTCGCCATTTACCTTTTCGTGATGGGTTATTTCTCCATCGGTCATAGGAACATCAAGAAAATCAAGCGGCTGAAAGTCCCTATAACCATCATACGTTCCGTCTTGAGGTTTTAAAGCGGAGTAAACAGTTCGGGATGGGGCTGCATAATCACGAACATCAATTGAGTAGCTTTTTTTGCTTTTTAATTTAGACCAAAAATTATAAGTAGCACTATACGCAGGCCTTGCGTTTTTTTCAGGGCCAAGCCATCCGCCATAATTTGTTATAGGAAATTGAGGGTCGCCATTTGTATTGACTTGGCTAACCATTCTTGAATTATTCCTATTTTGACCATAATAAATTATAGCACCACCACCAGCAACCCACTTGTCAGATGCTCCTGTTGTTCCACTTGTTGGAATCCTTATTTTATGAAAATGTTTCTGATTATAAACATCGCCATTGTAAACTTGAATTAATCCCGTTGGCATAAGTGAACCTAAATATGGGGCTACGGCTGTTGATTTTAAATCAACAGTTACACCCGTAAAATAACTTATAGTTTGGTCAAACCTTCCGTATTTATTAGATTCTGGGTTGCTTGGGTTATAAGCTTTTGGTCTATAATATTGTCCATAACATATTGTATCAATAAACCCTTGTTGAATTGGGTCTGTATTCCAATTCCATATAGATTGATTTAAATCTAAATACCAAGAAGCAGCAAGATTGTAATAGTTAGTATGTGTTGATGTACTTCCATATTGCGTTTTTACATAGTTTGCAAAGTTTTGCGGATTTGTATAGATGCCGCCTTCTTCAACAAAAGCACCGCCTGTCATGTTTTGAACAACAATCGGAGGAGTGTTTTTCATAAAAAAACCTAACTCCATAACTGTTGTGGCAAAAGCTTGTTTTCCAAGACCCTCAATTTGTGTGAGACCATGAGAACTTCTGCAAAATGCAAGAGGCCCGTAGTTAAGTACGATATCACTATTTAAAAATAGACCAGCATTATTTCCTGACATATCGTGGTCTGCGCTATAAAAAGCAACTTGGGCTTGATACCTTATATTTGCCGCATATTGGCTATAATCTCTGTAATAATTTCCACCAAAGTTAATTGCGTGACTACCAACTGAATCTATAAAGTCCGAAATTTGATTTGAAGGATTTGCTCCAAAATTATCACCTCCTACATTTATTGCGCCATAAGACAACGGAACCATGACTCCCGTAAATAATATTTCGGGTATACAATCTGCTCTAAATATGTATATTTCATCAATTAAATCAAATATGGGCAATCCGTTTATTTTATAACTTAAATTAAATCCGCTAAACTCTACGCCATAAGTAAAAAGAGTGAAACCTCCCCATATAGGAGTATTTATTGATGTACTCCAATAACTTAAAGTTAAACCATCGCCATAAATAGCACCACCATAAACCCATCCATTCAAAGAAAATGCCAAACTATTAATAACGGTAACTTGAAAAAAAGCTCCAGTATCAACTCCATTAGCAACAGCCCCAGCCCCTCCAAGCCCATATACATATACCGTATCTCCTGTTGTCAAGTTGTGACCTTGCTGAACGAATATGGTTCCATTATCATACAAAATAGAAACATCAGGCGGAGGTAAGGGGGCTAAAGAATAGGTGTCTTGTCCTCCAAGCCTATGGGTTTGGCCAATATTCGGCGTAGGCTGACCGTATATTAACGATTCATCAGGCACAGTCCCAACCCTTCTATTTGTTGTAATCGCTTGGCCTAATACATTTTCGTTTGCAGCCCTACTATTAATACAAATGTCATCAATCCAAAAGGCAGAAGTAAGCTGACCATTATCTTTTCTTTTACAAACTGCCATAAACCTATATGTTTCATTCAACATAAGGCTCATATTCTGATTTACATTAATTGGGTCTTGATATTCTCCATATTTTAAATTATTTTTACCAACTTTGGCCGTAAGAAGAACGCTTGGATTGTTGTAAAACAAATCTCCTTCTGCAAAAAAGTTTCCACTATCTTGTATTGGTTTTCTTACAATACTATGTTTCCAAGTTTTAAAAAACTCCGACAAGTCAAGCTCTTCGTATAAAGTAACATTTGTATTGACCATTCTGTTGTCAATCACTTGGTTGCTTTTTACGGTTTTATAAATCTCTGTTATATATTCAATTTCAGCCAAATCAACACCAAACTGACCCGTTTCATTGCCCGTATGGCTAACATTCAACTCTATTGTGTTTGGGTTTAAATCATAAATATTTACAACAGTAGCACTAATAAGTCCAACACTTGAACTATAAAGAATGTCTATAAGTTCAATTTGTTCAAATATCCCAGGAGGTATATTGGTTATTCTTAAATTATTTATTTTTGAAGTTGCAGTTCCTACTTCTGCCCCTAAAGCCAAATTGTTATTTGGTTGAGCGTATACGTTTATAAGTCCTGATGGTAATGATATTTCAGTTTTATTTCTTCCGCTACTCCTTGCCCTTACAACGTACCTATGGTTTCCTGCCTTTACTGCTCCACCTATTGAATCTTGCGAAACAAATTGAACCTTAAAATTAGCAATTACTTGCGAACGTATTTCTTCATTAAATGTTTGATACTCGTATAGCCCTAAAGGGTTTAAATAAGAAATAAAACCATCTTGAATGTATGCACCTTTATAGTACATACACCTTTGTTGGTTATAATTGTCAGTCCAATAGAAATTTGTACTTCTTATGTTCCTTTCGGTTGGACGAGCGTCAATTTGATGCTTTGAAACAAAGTTAAATTTCCTTGACCTTGCAAGTCTTGTGTATGTATACGAATCTGTTCCTTCCGTATATTGAGCAACTCCAAGCTCTCCTATCGCCTCTGTTCCTATAAGTATTGTTCCACCGCTTGAATTGACCGTCCATTGGCTTCCAATAAGCAAGAATGAAAAAGGACTACCAACGCTATTTTGAGCAAGCCAAGCTCCGTCCATTCCATTGTTTGTTCCGCTAATATAAACGTGTTGTAAACCGATATATGGATTAGCAAAAGGAACTGTGTTCACGACAATCATTTGCCCTAATTGCTGACTATTTACAACGTCAACTTTCAAAGGTTCATCATCAGTTACACAAGACCAAACAAATAGGTCGTTGTCAATATACGAACTTCCAATTGGCTTAAATATTCCAGGTTTACCAACAGGCTCTTGAATAATTGTTTGCGGAACTCCATCAATAAGGATATTCCAATCAAGACCGTCCTGTGCAAGCCAAATAGAATAAACTCCACCGTTTAAAGACGATTGAAAAGGGAATGGAGGCGAAGAAGCTGCTACGTTTATTTCAGATATAAATTCGCTTTCAAAATCTAATATAGTTTGCGCTTGGGTTGGAAGATAATAAAAATTAAAACTAAACCAAGGCAGTCCGTTGCTTCTAAATACTGTTGCAGAATGAATATCGTTTGGAATCGTGCTTGAGGGCATATTTATCACAAACTTCTTTACCTGCGGAACAACACTTCCTAACTTAAAGGAAAACTTGTTTCCATATTGGTTTTCAGCACTAACACTTGACCCACCTTCGTCTGTTATGAAAGTAATATCCAAAGCGTTTGAATAATCGCCATCCTTAATCCTTGCTATATCAACATCAAGGTTTAAATTTCCAATAGGTACAACTGATTGTTCAGGCATCTTAATAAGTCCAAGTTGGTATTGTCGGTGAAACAATTAAAGCGGTCATTGCTGCCATAATCTCCCTTCTGTATAAATCAGCATTAAAGGCATTGTCCTCCCCTTTAACAAATCTTTTTTGCGCCTTCCATTCTGCCATAGCATCGTCAATTTGCATACGAACATAGTTCTGCGGCTTTTTCATCATAAAACGATATTTCATATACGCCTTAACAGCCCTAACGTAGTGTTCGTATATTATAAGGTGTCCATTCTCGTCCACATTAAAGCCAAGGTAAGCAATAACAGCTTTGTCAAAACCGTGTCCATTAACAAAACTCATCTTTCCGTTTACTATCTGCATTGCGGTAAACCAATTTTTGGTAAACCAACTTGTTTCCCCCGCAGGGAAGGGCCAATTGTTGCAACCCTCTGCATTTAAAAACATTGTGTCTGCATAAATAACTTTTTGGCAATTACCCAACCTTTGGTCGTAGTACCTTAATCCTAAAAACTTATAAAAACCGCAAGGCAACGGAGTTTGCCCCTCGCAAATATCAATACATTCTTGCTTTTTGTAAACAAGCGATTGGCAATTAAGATTTCTAACAGCTTCCTCTCCCTCAACTTGCAAAAACAAATCCCATTGGGTTGTGTTCTCAATATCAAGTTCAGATTTAGCTTGTTGGATTACCTCATCCATACTAACCTTTGCGTATGTTCCGTGAATTTCGCTCATTGTTTAGGTAGTGTTGCTGGGGTTTCTTTTGTATCAGGCAAAACGTCAAGTGGCGTTGCCATAATAACTTTAAGTTTATTTACCCAAATTTCTTCCATTATTTCAAGAACATCCGTTGTAACAGGATATTCGTCAATCATTTTGTTGTATGTAGGAAGTTGAAATGGATATTGAAATACGCCACTAACTCTTACTTGTTCAAGCATTATGCCCTTTTGGTAAATATCGAGGTAAGGGTAAACATACAACCCCATCATTCTGTTTGCTGTAACTCTATTATTTTGATAAATCCCAAGTTCTGCTCTTGTACGAACAACAGGGATTGTGCAATTGTTTCTTTGGCTTCCTGCAAACATCAACCCTTGAGTGCTTCCATCAAGAGAAACAAACATCGGACACTCAAATCGTTGAAAACAATTATCCTCTTGCAAATCTTCGCTAAATTCTAAATTCAATTCTTGAACCCAATTGGGGTGAATGATTTTAGTCTTTACATAAATCGTTTGTATAGCAGTTGCCCTACAAGTGTCAACAAGGTTTTGAACATAAGGCTCATCCCAACGACTTTCGTCCGTTTGAATACCAGCAGATGCAAGCCTTACAAATCTTTCGTATACTTCGTTTCCTGTCATTGTTGTACTATTTGAGCAGCCGTAGATTGATAAAGTTCACCATCCCTTATTTGTTGTGCAGCCAATAAAGAGGCTTGTTCAACAACAAGGTAAAGCATTGTTTTGTCGTACCACCTTTCAAGGTCAATTACATTGTCAGCAACGTCAATAACTTGTGGAGGTTGAGAAATATAATCTACGCTAACTTGGTTGCATTGCAAACTTAACGGATGAAACAACATCATAGTTGGCGTTAAAGCCGTTCCATTTTGTTGTTCAAACTTTGGATTGCTTGCCGATGGTGAACCAAACTGGGTGTTCTTTCTGTCAGAAAAATACCTTTGACAAGCCTCATACCAATACCTCGCTACGCTTGCGCTCAATGTTGTGTACGCTCCGTTTCCTGTGGTTGGGGTTTGAAAGTTCTCGTCCAAGTATAAAGCAAACACATTGTTCTTTACCTTTTTCGGATACCTTAAACCATTAAGGTTAGTATTGCCAACAGCGCCACTAAAAAACAACTTATCTCCTGTCCGTATATTGTTTTGACCACTAAAGGTTACAACTATTGGACTTGCGTTGGTTGCTGAAACAACATTTACATTATAAAGCGGCTCGTTGAATTGTGCGCTAACGTGCAACAAGTGGTAGTAGTCCTGTATGTTTGGTGTAGCAGTAGCGGTTATGTCCGTATACAGAATATTAAACGCTGCGGGGGTAAAGGTTCTGTTAACTTTAATAAAGCCCCTTAATTCATCGTATTCGCCTTGTTCAGACAAATTACGATAAATCTTCTCCATCGCATTAATCAAGGCTCTTGCAAAGATTGCATTGAGTTTGGTGTTATCCCAATAGCCTGTGTAGTCCTTGTCGACTTGAAGGCCAAATATGCGTTTTAGTTCTAAGCCTGTCATGGTTGTATACGCAAAAATATAGCTTATTTTACACTTAAATTAAAGTTGTGGATGTTTTTAGGCAAAAAGAAAGCCGCCTTGATTAAAAGCGGCTTATACATAGGGGTTGAGGGTGTATATTAAAGTGCTGCGGCGGCTTTTTCAAGCTGATGATTTTTCATTGCCTTTTCTAAATTCTCCAACGTGTCGCCCTCAACGTGGGGAACATTGTAGGTTTTTAAATAGGCAACAACAGTTTTCATCCTTACTTTTTCGCCAACCTTTTCGTTTTCCTTAGCCATAATCTTAGCCTCTTTTCTTAAAGTGCTATTCTCAGGAGCATTGTCATATTCCTGAATCAAAGCCTCTAACTTAGAAGAAGTCCAAGTGTGGTTGTAATGGATTCCTTTTTGAAAACAAATCTTGCGTAATTCATCCCTTTTTGCTTGCTCTTGTTTTGCTTCTTCGTTTGGATTGGCAACAATTCTTGCAGATTTTTCAGGAGTTTCCAAAAGAACATCCGACTTTCTCACCATTGGTAGAATATGCTTTTCGTACTTCTCGGTGTTTTCTTTGCAATAGTTAATTACATCAGCAACCGATTTACCAATCAGTTCACCGCTAATATAATAGTAACCATCCCTTTGTTCAACAATAAGAAGCCTGATTGCTTTATTTACAATAACCTCGATAGCCCTGTCGCTTCCTTTTTGTTTCCTCATAAAGTTTTCAGGGTCAATCATTGCAGGGCTTGTGTCAAAATCAGCCCATTTCACAAAAAGGTCATCGTATGTTTTTCCAATAGCATTTCCGCCTTCCGCAAATTCAAGGTCACGCAATTCTTCAAAAGTAAGGTCGCTAATGTAGTTGTATACACTTCCTTTGCCTTTGATAATTCCAACACGCTCATTGATTTTATCAGCCTTGTTGATTACCTTAAACGATGGAGTAAGAAATTTGTAGTTTGAGTTTTCGGAATTGTTGCAATGGCTATGCCTACGCAAAGCTAAAATAAACGATTCCTTTTTAGAACGCTCATTGTCATCATCCATATCGGTAATGGTAATTTCAAAAGGATTTGATTCATAACCCCTTTTTAGTTCCAAGTTCCATTTGGTTTTGCCTGAACCTATTTCGGGAGATTCGTTTGAAATTCCAAAATCAGTAAGAAGATATACGGTTTTTGTTCCATCCCTGTATACGCCTGGGATAACGTGTGTTCCTTCTGTAAGTTCAGAAGAGTTGGCCTCAACGATGTAAGTGCCTGCTGGTAATACTTTGTTTTTCATTTTGCTTTCTTTTTTTTGATTAATAAAAAGGGGGCTAAGTTAATAGCCCCCATAAGGCTTTCAGTTTGCTAAGACAAATTAAGGAGTTGGAACAGCAAGGTAAGCACTTCCGCCACCACCCAAGATAGTAGCAACCTGCGTTTCAAGAAGCAAGTAGTTTGCGTCAGGAGCAGCAGATACGGTAGTAGAAGAACCTTGGTTAACCCAAAGAATTGCTTGGTTGTAGTCTTCCCTTTGAGTGTTCAACAAAGATGTATCGTCTGTGTTGTACACAAGGTTAACTTGAGCATATTGCTGACCAACAGTTGGCAAGTTTGTGCTTCCTGCGGCAACAAGGCTTTTTAACACGTCATCATATTGACCCAAAGGCTCTTGACCAGGAAAATAAACCTCAACTGCGGCAACTGTAACAGCACCAGCATTTGTTGAACCTACAAGGCTAAAAGAGTTTGCATTAACCACTTGAACTTGGAAAGCAATCCCGTTTACAGAAGTAGGAATAGTTCCTGCACCTGCACAACCTCTCAATACGATTGTTTGTCCATTTTTCAAGCCGTGAGCAGTAGCACTTACAACTCTTGGCGTAGCATTGGTAATACCGCTAATTGCGCTTCCGCCACCTGCCGATAAAGCAGCGTTTTTTGTCAAGTCAACAGCTACGTTACCTTGTGGAATGATTGTAAAGTTGGCAGTTCCACCATTTACGATTGGTTGAGCAACAACAGTTATAGGAGAGCCTGTTCCTGATGCAGTTACACGCAAGGAAGTTGCAGCGTTGATTGCACTTACAAAAGCACTTGCGATTTCAGCAGCAGAACCTGTTGAATCAGAGGTGTATGAAAAAGGAATAACTTGCAACTTTTCGTTTACAACTTGCTCAATGGTAAAAGCATAAGTTTGGTTGTTAGCAGCAGTAAAGGTGATGTCGAAACTTGCTGATTGTTCTTGCAAGGCACGTTTGCATCCTGCGGCAAATACAACAGGAGTTACTGGTGTATAAACAGTTGATTGATTGAAAACTGAATCCTTGATTTTCAAGTAGTCAATTACAGGAAAACCTGATACGTTTGGAAAAGCAACTTTTCCACCTGTAATTGTGGCATCAGCCGCACCTGTTACGGTGTTAAGAATGTTTACTATTGGAGGTGTCATTTTTTTGTTTGATTTTTTTATTAAGGGGGCGTATAAGCCCCCAAATGTGTTTACTTAATTATGCGCTAATGTAGAATTTAATCATTGCCTTAGTGTCACGAGCGTCAATTCCCACGTCAGCACCGATATAGGCAGAGATACCGTCTTTATCAGTTGCGCTTAGGTAAGAGGCAAGATTCACGTCACCTGCAAGGGCGTTTACTGAACCCATTGAGCCACCCGCTACTCCGTTCCAATCTTTGATTGTTCCTGCAACATAACCATAGAATACAGGTTGTGCGCCAAAGTAGAAGAACTCAAGAGCTGGCAACATTCCACCACCCACACCTGGGATTGGTGCAAGGTTTAACATATAAGCAGTCCAAGAAGATTTCAAACCACCGTTTACTGATACATCAGGGAACGCTTTAGCGTAGTCAAGAACAGGTAGACGCATAAAGGTTACGTTTACACCCATAATGCTATAAGTCATTACGTTGTAGTTAACCAATGATTTACCGTTAAGTTCCGCACGAGGGCCAAGGTTGGTGATATATTGGGTGTTTGCAGTAGCAAGTTGTTGGAAGTTCAACATAAAGCGAGTTCCGCAGAAGCACCAAATATCCAAAGTTGGAGTAGCGTTTGAAATGATGATTTTTTGAATCCAATCGTTGATGTCAGCCAAGGTAGGTGCAGTTGGTAAAGAGAAAACTGAACCACCACGGTTTGGAATTAACCAATCCAATCCGCCATTGTAGTTACGAGTACCATCAGAGAAACGGTCACCAAACAAGAAACGGAAAGAAAGACCACGGAAGATACGTTGTACCATTTGTTGCTCATAAGCAAAGTACCAACCTTTACCTTTGAATTGAACCATTGTGGAATCAACTCCATTACGGCGGCTAATTTGCGCTCCTTCACGAACGATGTTAGCGTAGTTGAATTGTTGGCTTGGGTCGTTGTAGATTCCATCAGGAGAAGAACTGTAAAGGTTTGGAGATTGAACACCATCTAAACAAGTTACGTTGCGTCCTGCAAGGAATTGAGAAGCTACGTTAATACCTGTTGCATCAGCAGCAGTAATGATAGCCGAACCTGGTACAAAGCTAACCACACGAGCCGATTTGTTGGCGTAGGTATCACGGATGATGTCGTCAACACGGAACAAAGAGTAGTTAGGGTCTGTAAAGGTTACTTGAAATTGTCCACCACCAAGAGGAATTGCATTTGCAGCCAAGGTAGCAGTACGGATTGTGTCAGGAAGAATTGTAGTTGTACGTTTACCATCAACTGTGGAAATACTCATTTCTTCCATTGGACGGTCATAGTTGAGCATCCAAATTACTTTCATAAATTCGCAATATTGACCTGAAATGTCTGCGGCGAGTTTCATGCTATCCAAGGATGGAAGCGTCAAACCGTTCGCAATCAGGTTTGTGTTGGGGGTTAAAGCTTGTGCCATTTTTTTTGATTAAAAATTGTTGTTAAAATTTGTCGAGGCCACCACCGAACGCCTCTGCGATTGTGTTTGCTAATGCCGTCTTGCGGTCAGTATTGCCGTTCAACGCTGGTGAATTTGGTCGCCTTGTGGTGTAATCGTCAGGGCGTGTCACCTCTCTGTAAACTTCATCTTTGCCTTCACCTTTTGCTTTTGCCGCTATTGCCTTTGACACATCATTCCGAAGTGCATAAGGCCCGTACAAAAGGAAGGTTTTTTGCATATTGATAGAGCCATCAGAGTTTAAAACGGGAGGGTAGTTTGGGTGTTGAATGAATTTTTCAACCATGCCGATACGTTCTTGGGTTAATTCCAAACCATACATCGACTTACCAACAAGGTCTTTTTTCATTTGCCCCCATTCTGCCTGTGCGTTTTCTATATTTTGCTTTCTTATCTCACTTAACTTGGCTGCTGCTTGTTTAAACGGATTGTTGCCTGCTTCTTCCAAGCGTTTAGCATTTTCCGCCATCATTTTCTGCTTTATATCGCCAAGCTTTTGAGCTTGTTCAAGCCTTGTCATATCATTGAACTTGTCCATCTCCCTTTCCATTTCATCCCTCACCTCGTCTTCATCAAGTCCAATTTGTTTTAATGTTTTTTCCGCTTCTTTAAAGTATTCTTTCTTCAAATCATCAATAGAAAGTTTTTCTACATTGATTGGTTTTACTTTCTCTAAAGCCTCATAAACATCTTCGCCTCTTAATCTTGCTTCAATAACCAATTTGGCAATTGGGTCTGATTCTAAATCTTCAAGGAACTTTATTTTCTTTTCAACCTCTGGGTTGATTTTGTTTTCTTGTACTTCTTTCTCCTTACTTGGGTCGGTAATGATTTGAGAAAAAACTTCCGAATCATCAACATCAAAAATATCATCCTTTGATTCAGCAGCCTTATTAACTTCAATTTGCTGCTCTTGCTCCCCTTGAGGATTCGCTTGTTCAACAGGTTTTTCGACTTTTGTTTCACTTTCAATCGTTTCAACCTTTTCTTCCATCAAATCCCCTTTCGGAGCTTCTGTTTGTTGAACGGTTTTGCTTTCAATTGCTTGCGTCAATGCTGGGTTTTGTGTCCAGTCCATTTCGTTGCTGTTTTCCATTTTGCTTTCGTTTTTATAAATCAACCACAAAAATACCTTGGCTTATACATTAAGAAAGTTATGTATATCGGTTTAATTGCCTATATTTGCCTAATGGAAAAAATTGCAACAAGCAGAAAGGGGCAATCCTCTTTGTTGAGAATTACCCCTCGTCCTAATTTACTAAGAAAATTTCGTCAAGAATGCCAAGAAAGAGATATAAGCCCAACTGAACTTATAAATCAAATCCTTAGAGAAAGGTATAAAATTTAAGCCGAAGGTTGCTGCATTTCTTGTTCTTTTGCTTCAAGATTTGCTGCTTCAACTGCCATTTTAGAGTTAACCTCCATTTCCTTTCTTGCCGTTGCTCCCGACTCTTGCTTGTCAACAGCGTTTTGATAGTTTTGCATTTCTGCAAGTTTCATTGCTTGTGCTTGTGCATTTGCTTCGTCAAGGGCTTTTTTAGCTTTCTCGATATAGTCCTCTAAAATATCTTCCGCCTCTTGATACGTTTCCGCCTTCATCATTTTAATTGAAGTCAAGAACGCTTCTGCGCTATTTGGGTTTCCACTATTTTGTAAGTAAGCAAGAAGTTTTCCATCAAGGCTTAGTTTTCTTTCTTCATCAATAACATCGTCTGTTTTGAGGTATATCAAAACATCTTGCAACGTCCATTCTCCATCAACATCAAGCACATCAATACCTTCCTTGCCAATAACAATGTTTTCTTTCTTGCCTTTTAAAAGCAAAATATACAAGTTTACTGCGTATTGCAAAATCTCTTCTTCGTACCTTGTAAAGTTGGTAAACTCGGAAAGCAGTCCTGTATATGCAGCTTCCATTGAGGCTTTTCTCACCTTCTCCGAAACGTAGGTTGTTTGTTGCCCCATAGCAACGCCGCTTAATGATGCAATCTTCTCCATTTGATTAAGGAAGAAAGCATATTGGTTGGTGTATACGTTTATTGCTGCGCTATCAAGCCTAAAGTCAAGCGGCTTTATTAGTTCACCATCACCAAACTGAACGTCCCCATACTCGCCTGATGCACCATTGTATACGCTAAAACCAAAAGCACTAAAGTCATTGATAAGCCTTTTCGGATTATCAGTAAGGCTGTTCAATTTGCTTCCATCCATCAAATATACAACACCCTTATCCCTTGCCATAATGGATTTAATCTTGAACCGAAGGAAGTCAAGCATATCTTGGATTTGATTCATAAGACCAACCATAGACGTGCCATCGCCCATTATATTGAATCCATCAAAAATCTTGATGGGCATTTCAGGGTTGCTCTTGTTGTCCCAAGAACGAACAACATTATTTGCAAGACCTTCTTCCAAAATCCATCTATCACCAGCAAAAACACAATAGTATAAATCGTTTGTTACAAGTTCAGACTTTTCGTTCTTTCTTGGCTTAACGTAATTTACGTTGCCATACTTGTCATTTATTTTCTTTTTGTTTAAGTGTCTTGGCCCAATCCAAAAACAAGTAACAACGCTTATCGTTCCTGCTCTGCTTGTTGTCGCAGGGCCATACCAAGAAAATAAAGGCCAATTATAATAGTTGGCGTTTGGCGTTATGTTCATATACGCATCTTTTATTTCTTGTGCCGTTTGCTCGTTTACACTCCACCTTGTTAATATTTCTTGGGCAGTTAATTGCTCGATATACCCAGCAGCTTTCATTTTTCTATTGAAGGGGTCGTTTGTCGCTTTCTCCCAAAACAAATTGTAAAAGGGATGATGCTGAATTTCGGGCTTTCCATTTTTTGCAAGGATACTAACGCCTGTAAAGTTTGCGGCATACTTGTCAGCAAAACAAGCCTTCATAATCATATCCATAAACTGCCCCTCTTGCAAGGCGTACCCCAATTTAACTGCATTGTCAGCCGCCTTGTCTTTCCACTTCTTCATAGCCATTTCCGCAGCTTTTTGCGGAGTTTTAGGGTTCTCTTTTGTTCCAAGTGGATTTAAGCTCATTCCATCAATTTGACCAAGAACTTGCATAAACTCTTCGCTACCTTGAAGCATTGCCGCCTCAATAAACGCTTTCCTTTCAACAACAACATCTCTACTTAAAGTTAATGCAGTTATCTTCTTGTTTCCAAGTTGTTTTTCAAACAAACCTAAATGATGCCTGTAAATGTTTGAAATTTCCTTTCCTGCCTCCCAACGAACTTGAAGATTGTTGTTATCCATATCCGTTGTAAACTGCTTGTAGAAAAGATTGTTTTGCTTTCCAAACAAGTACCTACTAAACTCAACACCCCTTGAAACAATCCGCAGGTTCTCCATTGGGTCGTCAATAGACCAACTTCCAGCAGGTCGGTTGTAATAGTTGTATAAGAAAAATCTAAGGTTTTGACTAAACCAAGTAATCTGCCTTTTGTCCTCATCGACTTCAACCATTTGTTTGTCGATTTCGTTTTTGCTAATCCAAGGGTCAGGACGAAAAACCTGGGGTTCAATCATGTTTAATGAAATCATTGTCTTGAGTATGTGTCGGGTAAAAGATTATTTGTGTGTTCGTGTGGATTTACAAGATATTGCCTTTTCATACCCCACCCCCAACTTCCGTCTTGATTCCTTACCATTACAGGGTGTTCTATGAATTGCTGAATTTTATTTTCTTTTTGAATAGGCTTGTTTATTAAAGGCCAAGCAATAGCAAGAACCGTTAAAAAGCTACTTAGCCTATCAAAGTTGTCTGTATGATTTGCAAAAGCTATTTCATACATCAATGAAGGGATAAAAATATCCTTACAATGTTTTCTTAGATAAATATTTCCAAGGTCAATTTGCTTAGACAATATTTGCTCCGTTCTATATTGACCGTATATTGCTTTCTTCTTTAATATATGTGTTCCAACCTCCGCTTGAAGGGCAAATAAATAATCTTCAAGATTTTGGTTTATAAAATACGTTACAATTCCTGTTGCTTGTCCTTGGTTGGATTCAATATGCACTTTAGCGTTATACCAAGTGGCAAGAGCGGTTAATACCTCGTAACACTTTTCCATTTGTTTTGGAAGTTCTGTATATTGGCAAACAGGAGCAAAATTCAACCCTTCGGGGCTTTCGTATATTTTCATCACCGTTGCCGACACCTTAGACCTATCCTTTTCAGAACTATTGGTTGTGTTTTCTTGCGAAGCAGCACCATCCACGCCGATAAAATATTTTACCCCACTTTTTGGTTGTTCAATAACTTCACAAAAACCTTTTGCGCTTGGCATAAAGGTAGATTTTCTTCCGTTTCTAAATATGTTTCCTGTTACAAGAGGCATCTTGGCTTCGGGAATTGAAATCAATTCATCGTAGTGCTGCTTGGCTATTGAAGCAACATCGTCCTCCCAATATCCGCCTTGAGCAAGTTCAAAAATATCATTAATACTTCTTGGGTTGTTTTTCTTAAAAGAACGTATGGCTTCATCGTCAGACTTAGAAATCATACTTTCGATTTCCTTTTCATACCATATTTGCCCGTTCTCCCAATCAGTCCATCCCGTATAATCGGTGCTTGTTTTTTGAAAACCCCAAAGACAGTCAAGAAAGATTATATCGCTTTTCCAAGTGTCAGACTTTTCAACAGTTTTCTTGAACTCCATCAAGTCATCGTTTGTTAAAGTATCCTCCACCGTTCCTCCCCAAATCAAAAATCCATCAAGTTCTTTTGTCCTTGGATTTCTGTAACACTCAATAGACGAGTTTAAAAGCTTGTTTTTCCTTCTATGCAAAGGAAGCTCGTCATATAAACCTAATGCAGCACCACTACCCGAAAAAGAAGAAGCACTTTTATCGCTATCAGAAGTTTCCCTTGCAAAGATTGTACTCACCCCTTCTTTTGTTTCACCAAACTGATTAACATATTCGCTTTTTACAGCAAGGTAAGAGGTTTGTTTGGTTTCGTTTCTGTTCTTTTCTTCGGGTCGTATATCCTTATGAAGATTCTCGTAGCAAACAATCAATTTGTCGGAAAAAATCTTAGCTAAGGTTGGTTGGTCTTTTGAGGTCATATTGATATTACTACCAGGCTTTATAAGCATAGTATGATTAGCCAATATGCCAAACAAGGTTGATAGTCCAACACCTCTACCTTTTAATATTCCCGCACTACGTTTTTGTTTCTTTGCAATCTCAAGTCTTGTGTGAAGGTACAAATCAACATCACGACAAACGGGACGTTCTAACCCACCTGTTATACGATTTTTAAGCATCCCTTGAGTTGCCATAAAGTACAAGGTTGCAGGAAGTCCACCATATCCAACATTCCACCTTTCAAATTCTGTTGCCCAATACTTTTCCTTTTCAAGATTTGTCCGAAAAGTAGGTATAGTTGTAAATTGAAAAATAGGTTTTTTGGGGTCGAATTTTTCCAATACGTCAGCAACGTCTTTCGGTAAAGACTTAAAGTATTGATTGTTTTTAATTAAACCCATTTCGCAAAATTACTAATTTATCCCAACTTAGGTTTAAATTTTGATTCTTTTACTCCTTCACTTTCTTGATTAGGTTCTCCTGTTAATTTTTTCGTTTCGTTAATTCCTTTCATTATTGAAGCAGACTTTTCTGCAATAAGCAAATTTGCTTTTAAAAGTGGGTTCACATCACCATCCTTAACAACACTTAACCCGCCATCAGAAGTCATCGTATAGATGCTATCAAGGCTTGAATTTAGCATTGCCTTTACCTTTAATTCTGGCCTTTCCTTAACGTGCCTAAATAACTTTAATAACTTTGCCACATAAGGCTTTCTTATCGAATCTTTTTCCGCTTCTTCAAACTCTTGGTCAGTAAGAAGTTTAGGAATTTCAGGGATATAGTCAAAATATTCGTCTTCCATACTATTTTTGTGCTTTATTTATTTGAAATGTCATCATCAATTACAGGAAAATTCGTAAGTCTGTCACATAGACACTTAACAACAAGAGAAGGAGAGCCTTTTAAAAAAACTTGCTTCAAGTTAGAAGTCGTAAACGAGAAAAATGGAAAATCTTTCTTTCCGTTCTTTGAAGCGAAAGAAGGCATATTTAATATCCTTGAAAGAATCAAAAAGGGAGACAACGTAAAGGTTTTGTTTCTGCCTGATTCAAAAGGAATCGAAGGAAATGAAATTTCCATTAATAGAGCATTTAGGGTAGAGTTACTTCAATAGGATTATCCTTCGTTGCTCTCCAATCTTTCTCCATTTCCAATATTTCAGGAAAGGGGTACTTTCCTTTTTTGGCTAAAGCCCAAGCCTTGCTTCTTGCTTTTCTGTCTTTCAGTACATTATTAAAATACCAAGCTTCGTATATTCCCATTTTTATTGTTTCACCACGAAAGGTAACAAGGTCAAACGGCTTTTCGGCAACTTCACCAATAATACTACTTGCATTTTGAGACAAATCCCCATCCTCCAAGTCTTCACGTTCTAATATACGACTTCTCCTTAGTTCAAGTATGGAGTAAATAAAAATTAATATAGCTACTGCTATAAGTATGATTCCAAAATATTGCATAGGCAAAGATAATTATTTTTTTGTAATTTTGTCTTATGGCAAACAAACACGACAAACCAATTCCTAAAACCACAAAGGGCAAAAATAAAAACTACTTACCCGTTTCTCAAGGAGCTGGTATGACTGAAAAAGGTCGCCGAGCTTATAACGCCAAGAACGGTTCTAACCTTAAACCACCTGCTCCAAATCCAAAAACCGAAAAGGACGCTGCAAGAAAAAAAAGTTTCTGTGCAAGGTCTAAGGGTTGGACAGGCGAACGAGGCAAGGCCGCAAGAAAAAGGTGGGGCTGCTAAATTAGTTAACATCTTTTTTAGTTAAAAGGTAAAGCCATATGGCATCAGCCTCATTATCATCTTTTGGATTAAACCCAAGATTCTTTGCCGCTTCAATCATTTGTTCCTTGTTGGCATTCCCTTTATCCGTTGCAAACTTTTTGATTTCTGTTGCTGAATAACAGGCAAGTTCAATCCCTTTTTCAATGCAAAGGTCTTTCAACACCCCAACCATTTCTGATGCAACCATAATGGAGGCTTTGTGCATTCCAGCAGGGCGTTCATAACTGACAAGGGTGATTGATTCCATTTCGATAAGTTCCCTCACCTTGGATTTAAACCTTACAACCCTCATTCCTTCGCTTTCACCCCTTGCAGGTTTTAAGTTCCACACCCCGCTGGCGGTTTCTGTTTTCCACCCTGTGTTGGTGGCTATGTCAAGTGCTAATATTTTCATTGTTCTTTTTCCTCTTGATTTAAATTTAATTTCTTTGCCCTTTCTTGAAACTTCAAGTTGGCGTACCTTGCCTCAACCTGTTCGTAGGTATAGTAAATTTTCGTGTCAATGGATTGGTAAAGGTCGAAATGGATTCTGATGAAGTTATCTTCAACGAATGTTTCAAAGGTGGGGAGTGATTGATTTTTCATTTTTTAATTTTTTTACAATTCACAATCTAATACTTTCAACACCTTCTCCCACATTTCCTTGCTGTCATAAATAACAACTTCCTTCCTTCCATTGACATCGAGGCTAATGTAGAAAGCTTTGCTATGCCCTTCAATCCAACTATGCACAATTATGTTTTTATCCCTTGGAAACCTCAAATGAAGCAATTTATCAACGTAAATCCTTATATCTTCGGAATCGGCTTTGATAGTTATGTTCATAGCTTTAATCAATTAATTCAACCTCCCCAATTAGGTACACTTGCAACCGACTTTTTCCTTCAATCCACAAGCCTACAAAGTTTTCATCCATATCCCCAATCCTTCCAATGATTCCTGTTGCGATTACTTTGGCGTAGCGTGGCATAACTTTCCCTTTTCAGTTACTTCAATCCCTTTGTTCAACAAAATATCGCTCATTTGGCTGAACGACCTTTTCTGCTTGACAGACAACTGCTCAACCTTGTCGGCTGTTTCCTTGTCAATGTTTATCGTTTTGCGGAGTTTGGGCATAAAAGTTAAATCCTTTACGCAAAGTTATGAAGTTTTATGAAACAAACAAATTTATTTTGGGTTGTTTTTTATAATTTTTTGCGGGTGAAATCGGGTTTTTATCTTTGTTCAGGGGGTCAAATACTCCTTGCTGTTGTCTTAATGCCAAATGGTCTAAAGGTATTGGGTTTCTTTCAATATGTGCATTTTTTTGCCAAAGTCCTATTTTAAAAAAATAAATTGCTTCAATCTTCTCATTACAACAAGCCCTTTATCGTTCTTTGAACGGAAACAATGTCCTTCAAATTCGGGTTGTCCTTTGATGAAGATTGGATAGTCCTCGGTCATACAAGCAAACGTATTCCTTTTCTCCATTTCAATCAATCCCCTTGCTTCAAGGTTCTGATTAATTGTTGAAACGCTTCTTGCTGACTTTAATCCGATGTTCTTTGCAATCTCTCTAACAGAAGGAGCAAAGTTGTAATCATCGCTGGGGTTGTTAATCAAAGCGAGCTTGGTTTCTCTGATAAGCTCCTTTTTAACAATCATTTCCTTTCTGTTAAGTTCTTGAAATCTTCGGTGAACTTTTTGATTTATTGAACTTCTTATGTAAGCATAAGTGGCATTTTGCCTAAACGTCTTTTTGTTGTGGCCTAAAATCATTCTCTGTTTAAGGTTGAAACCATATTTAGCCGCAACCTTTTTCCAAGAAACTAATTGAACGCCTGTACGCTTCTTTATTGCCCATCCTTCTTTCACCATTTGGCTTAATTTCTTGCGAAGGGTATCTTTCCTTACCTTTAACCTTTTAGCGTGAATTTCGAGGTCTTTTGTACGAACAAAACCTCCATCAAGGTCTGCCCATTTTCCGTTAATTACTTCGCAATGCCTTTTTAATGTATCGAAGTTGCACCACAAAGAAAGCAAGCCCTCATCGCTAAGTTTAGCTTGAAACCTTACATACTCCCTATCTCTTTTGTGGTTTGGCATTAAAAAGAAAAGCCCACTTGTTCTCTTGGCGGAGGGGAACTTCAAGTGGGTCGAATTCTTTGGGCTATGCCCGAGGAATAAAAAATGTCTTTTTAGTGCGCTCCGCCAAGAGTGAACTTGAAGGCAAAATTACACCAAAAAATTAAACTACCAAAAAAAAGTTGACCCTGTTGGAATCGAACCAACGACCTTCGCATTATGAGTGCGCCGCCCTAACCAACCGAGCCAAGGGTCAATTTAGCGCTAACCAAAGGAGTCGAACCTTTACTACTGGTTTTTCAGGCCAGCACTCTACCATTGAGTTAGGTCAGCAAAGTGTGAAATATCAGATTCGAACTGATAATAATTGCATCACAAGCAATCCGTTTACCATTAACGTAATTTCACCATGTTATCAGTTGCCCCTCGTAGATTCGAACTACGATAAATTCCTTCAAAGGGAATTGTCCTGCCGTTAGACGAAAGGGCAATAAGTCGGGAAAGCAAGATTCGAACTTGCGAACTCCTCCTTCCAAGGGAGGCGAGGACGGCCTGACTCCTCCATTTCCCAAAAACAAAAAACCCCGAACATTTCTGAACGGGGCTTTATGCGTTTAATTTTATCGTTTAAGCACAATACAGCCCCAGCCAACTAAATATCGGTTGAGTAAAATGTATGTGCTGAAATTGTTTCATTGTGGGTGCAAATATAGATATGTTTTTGAAACTACCAAACTATTTCTTAAACTTCTTATTGTAATAATGTTCCGCTTCAACCTTGTAGTCCTCCTTCATCGGTTTAAGCAACAAAGGTGCGGTGCTTCTCGCTTCAATGATTTGCTGCTTTTCGATTTCCTTAGCTTTTTTGACAAGGTGAACAAAATCGTAATGCTTTATTAGCCCTTCCGAAACAAGGTCAAGGGCAAGTTGGTCAATTGCGGTGAGGGTCATTGGAGTAATATTTAAAAGTTGCTTTTTCTATGTAAATTCTGTTCGTTTTAAGCGTGTCGTCATAAATTTGCTTGGCAATCCTTCCAAAAACAATTTTAACGCAATCACGCCCAACCATTGTGTCAATTTCGGGGTAACAAGCCTCCATAATGTGAACCTCGTCAATCTGTTCAAGCTTGTCAATCTCATTTGCCTGGACTACACACAACAGAAATAAAATTACAATAAGGAAGTTTCTCATTTAAAAAAGTTTATTTACCTTTGCCTCGTGAATTTTCCGTGGTTGGTTTTGATTCACTTTTTTTCATAGTTTAAAGTTTTCATCAAAGGCTGCTGTAAAAGGTGGCCTTCGGTGTTTTTAGGGGGTTACTTCCTATTTTTCAGTTCAAAGCAAAATGTTTCAGCTTCGGGATACTCAATTTCATCTTGGAGGATGGGGCGAGGTTTGTTTCGTGCAGTCATTGCCATTGCTCGTTCAACCCATTTGCCATAATAGTCAAGGTGGCGTTGTTCCTTCCTTCGGCGTAGTTCTGATTTGATTAAGTGTTGCATGGTGGTTAGGGGCGTTTAAATTTTAAAAGAATACTTTGTTCGGGGAAGCAGCCAATAAAATCTTCCCCCTTAATGTCGTAAAGCCTAACTCCTTCTACAACTCGCTTTAACAATATCGTTCCTTCCCTTTCTTTTCCGTCAACAACTACTACGACACCATCACCAACTTGGTAATCGCTGGAATAATCAAAGGGCATGCCCTCAACAAGCTTACTCGGCTCACACTTTGCATCCATTCCTTGATTAAACACCTCTGCAATATCTTGTTTAGTGTGTCCATCAAGTTCAAGGGCAAGTTCTAAGGCTTCCCTGATGGCGTAGGGGTAAATTAATCCCTTGGTGTCAATAGTCACATTTGCGCTTTGGCGTTCGTTTTGATTTCTTTCAATGATTAGTTTCATTTTGTTGGTGGTTAGGGTATTTTGTTGATTATTTGATTAAATTCAATTCTTGCAATTGGAGTAGATTTTAAACTTTTGGCAATATTAAAATAAAGATGAGGGCTAAGACCAATTGAAACAATAACAGCAGTATCCCGTTTTCCATCAATTTCGTAAATAATCATATCGCCAACTTCGTATAAAGGTTTTGGTTCAATAGGATTTTCTTCTGTCTTTTTAACCAAAGGACAGCTTACCTGTGCAGCCTCTAACCCCAAAGCAAGTTCAAGTATCTTTCTTTTTTCTTCTTTGCTGGCAAATAAATCTATTTCAAGGCTGATGCTTAATAGACGTTCTTTTTCGTTTCTTTCAATGATTATTTTCATTTTGATTGGTGGTTATGGTTTAGTAAATTGTTTTCTGTCTTTTCTCTCTTTCCCTTTCCCTTTCCTCAACCTCCTTGACAACCATTTCAGGAGGCAAGCCTGTCATTGAACTGATAATTCTTGCACCTTTGCAGGTGGGGCATTTGACGTGGAAGCTTGTTGTTACAGCATAGGGTTCGGGAATCATACCGCTTCCATCGCAGATTGGACATTTTTGGTAGGTCATGGTTATTCCTCCCCGTAAAATTGTTTGTAATCAGTTTCGGATAGTTCGGAAATGGAGAGGATTGATAATTCGGTCATGTCATACACCGTATTTTCTGCCTCAATAAGGCAATCTTTTAACGACGGAAACCTACCATCGTTTTTGACAGTCCCATACGCCCAAATCCCAACACGGCCGATGTTGTCAAGGCCGCCTCCTGATACAATAAAGTATCTATTTTTTGCTTTACTCATTTTCAAAATTATTATTTGGTTTGATTTTTACTGATATACTAAACTCTTTGGCAACTTTACCTCTCTCATTCCTTTTACCCCTCCAATAGTAATGGGGATTAATCAAATAACTTCCCGAACCCAACCTTTGAAAGATACCAATCTTGGTCATTTTTCCAAGCGAGTTCTTAACCGACTGATATGGAACGCCAAGCTTCTCATAAATTTCGTCACAGATGGGCTTGTTAATCGTAATCCTGTTGGTGTTAAATTCTGCGTTTAACGAACAATAAGTCAAAAGAAGTACATCATTACCATTCAAGTTCTTTAATGCCCCTATAATCGAAGAAAACACATAAGCAAAGCTTTCGCTATCCTCCACGAATATCGAATAGCTCTTTGTTTCTTTATGGCTTCCCTTCAATTCCCCAGTTTCTTCTGAGAAATTATTGGTAACAGTTTCAGTTGTTTTTACGTGCCTCTCTTTCATTTATTAAATTACTTTCAGTCCGCAAATATAGTACTAATATTTTATCAATTTACATTTATAATAACTTTTTTTTATCCTGTCAGTACTCCTAATAGTACCAAAAGTACCACTAATAGTACCGATAATACCACTAATAGTACCGAAGTTATACATAAAATCCTTGTTAGAGTAGGCAAAGCAAAATCGCTTCTATTAGTTTATTATCCAAGTATTATTTTTTTTGATATACTTTTTTTAACCTTGACTTACATTCAAAACATCCAAAACATCCATAACATTCAAACCAAAGCTGTTGTTGAAGTGTTTCTTACCATTCAATCAATCTAACCTTTCTTATCATCCAAAAGAAAGAAGCTGTTGAAGGGAAAGCTAAAGGTTGAAGGAAAATTGACAAGGGAGAAAGGAAAGGTCAAAGAAGGCATCCCTCAAAGAAAGAAGGGTTGAAGTAAAATTGGTTTAGCGCAAAGAAAGAGGGGTTGAAGAATTTTATCAGGTAGAAAGAAAGAGGGGTTGTTCCTCAATGAAAGAGGGTATCCCTCAATGAAAGAGGGTAAGGTACATTGAAAGAGGCTGGTTGAAGTAAAATGACAAGAAAAAAAGAAAGATGATAAGGTTCAATAAAAAAGGCGTTCCTCAATGAAAGAGGGGTTTACCCCCACGTTCAGCCAAACCAAGCAGACAAAAAAAGCACCCCCCTGCCATCAACCCCCCTGCCTTACTTTTTTTTTCAAGGTCAAACCCAAACCACAACCAAGCAAGGGAAGGCAAGGGAAGCAAGGGGCAACCAATATACGACAAGGGTGATGTTGTATATTTGAAAAATTGCTTTATCTTTGCGGCAATTCAAATAAATTATTAACTAACAAAATGCTCCAATCAATTACCAAAACCACCAATTTTCATAACCTTAAACGAACGTTCAAGGTTGTGGAAAGGGTTGAAAGGTAAATTGATGGGGAGGAAAAGGTAAATCTTCAAATGTACTTGGCTAATTATACAAGAGAGAACAGGGAGAAAAGGAGAGAAAGAAAGTATGAAAACCACTCTTCCAAGTTACCCAACGATGAAGCTAAAGCCCATTTTAAAGCGTTAGGCACCTTGTCCCTCCAAAGTAATGAAAAGTACTTTATCCCTACAATTACTTCCTTTATAACTAAATTTAGAGCCAATTTGCACTACGTCCAAGAATGCAGCGGATTGACTAAAAAACAATTTGCTTGCATTGCTCAAATTAGTAACGGACTATTTACCAGGCAATACAATATTTACTTAAATGCAATCCCATTGCATACATTTGTTAAAGTATACACAACCTTTTTAATTTACCTTCCCTCCCTCGAATTCTGCGATATGTTTACTTTAGACTTTCGTACAACTTTCCCATTCTTGGTTGACCAACAAGAAGAAAACCGTCGGAAATTGGGCAAAAAACCACTGAAAAAAGCTAAGAAATAAAACTTTTATGTAACTTTTTCTCATTGATTTTCAAGCAGTTACAAAAATATTTACTTGCTGTTGTATTTTGTATTGTTTTTTGCCGTTACTTTGTCCTGTCAATAACAATAAAAAACAATGGAAAAGCGAATAGTCAACATCAGTAAAGAGAAATTTAAAAGCATTGATTTTTCTCAATTTAAATGTGTTAAAAAGCATTTGTTATCTCATCACGATATTGCATTCATTTCATTAATGGAAATGCCATACAAAGAGCGTAAAGATGTTCCATCAGGTATTTATTACAAAGATGGATTTATCATTGAAGTAATATCTTTTAGAGGTAAATCTTCGGTTGTTTGCAGAGAATTATTTAAAGCACAATGCGAACAATATGAAGTTTGAAAAATAAACCAAGGGGCGCAGCATCCTACAAACTGCAATAAATTTTTTTAACCAACCAAAAAACAAAACAATGAACAACCAACCAAACACACCCCTATTAATTAGCTTATTTCTTTGCTTATTCCTTGTGGGCTTTTCAGCCTTTTCTAAGGAATATCAATTGTTTGCCTTTTTCACCTTGTTAAGCATTGTTTTAAGCATCGTTCTTTTTATTGAAAATTTGACCTTTAAAAAATAAACCAACCAACCAACCAACCAACCAATTTTTAAACTTTAAACTTTAAGCAATGAAAAACCAAACTTTATTTCCAACCGCAACAGGCAACGAACTATTTTTAAAATCATTTGCCTACCTTACCGAGATAGGCAGCTTGACAGCTCCAGAATATTGCATCCAAAACGAACTTAATTACTGCGATACTTGGGAGGAGATTTTAGAACTATTCGAACTTGAAAAACCAGCAACGCAGAGCGCAAAAATTGCCCTCGAAAGAGCCATAAAGAGAGCCAAAACGGAAAGTTGCAGGCCAACCCAAGCACCGCAACAAAGTTTAGAGGCTATCATTGCCGCAGCAATTGCCCCGCACGTTAAGCCGCAAAATGTAGAATTGGACGAAAGTAAGGTAATAGAACTTATACAGAAACACGCCAAACCGTATACGGCAGAAACTAAGGTAATAATTAACCAAACAGAAACCAAGGTAAAAGGCAGGCAACACAAAGAATTTTCTAAAATTTTGCGTTACATTGAAACCCGCACACACTTGTATTTATACGGCCCAGCGGGAACAGGTAAAACACAAGCCGCCGAAAACGCAGCCATTGCAGTTGGTTTAGACTTTTACCCCTTATCAGTTTGCGGCCAAACGACCAAAAGCGAATTGCTAGGATATACGACAGCCACAGGCACGTATATTAGTACACACTTTCGCACAGCCTACGAAAACGGAGGTGTGTTTTTAATGGACGAAATCGACAATGGCAACCCCAACGTGTTAAGTGTTCTTAATAGCGCCTTAGCTAATGGTGTTTGTGCCTTTCCTGATAAAGTTGTAGCTAAAAACCCCAATTTTGTTTTTTTAGCTTCTGCTAATACTTTTGGCACGGGTGCAAGCGCTGAATATATTGGCCGCAATCCGTTAGACGCCGCAACTTTGGACAGGTTTAAACAAATTTTTATTGATTATGATGAAGAATTAGAAACGGAACTATTTCCAACAGCCGCGCCAATTGTTCAGAATTTACGAAAAGGTATGAAAGGTGAACGCGTAGTATTAAGCATGCGAAAAACCGCCTTGCTTGAAAAATGTTTGAACGTGTTTAATTTGTCCAAATCAGAAGCAATACAGGAAGCAATTTTAGACCAAATTTCGCCAAATTTACAAGACAAAGCAAAACAAATACTTAACACCTTATAAGCCATGAGAAGGAAAAAAACAACCACAGCAACCGCAGCACAGCCAACAGAGCGCCGCCCAGACGTTTATTTTAACGGCAATTTAGAAGATTTTAGGGCTAAGTTAAACCAGGTAAGCCAAAACCACGACCTTACATACTTTTCCGAATGGGCAGGTTTTAAAAACGTTGACAAAGCGATAAGCGCAATAACAAACGGCGATAATGAAGTATTGGAAAAGTATTTAAAGAAGGTCAAAGAACTAAACATAGTAAACACAGAAACCGCCGCCAAAGTTTACACCCTGCAAACGGAAGGGATGTTTTTTGATATAAACGCAGTAATTAACGAACAGCCCGAACAATGGTATTTTGAAACCGAAACGCCTAATGTAGGGCAAAAAGAAATTTTCGTTGATATAACCGCAAGCCATAAAGTAGAGGAAAGCGATTTTTTTAAAAAGTTTCAATACATTTTAAACTTTATTGATAACTTGGAAAGGAACGGCACACGCACGAAAATAAACGTGGGTGCGTACAATGCGAAACCAAGCAAGAACAATGGAAATTTATTTTTGAACGTCACAATTAAAAACTACGAAGAGCCTGTAAATCTTCAGTTATTTGCTACCTTGTTTTGCACCCCTTTATTTTTACGTTTTGCACTTTGCGGCCTATCTTCTGAAATAAACGGACGAACCGGGGCGGGCGCATACAGAACCGACCCAACAGCGGACAAGGTAGGCGAAGTTGATGGTAAAATTTACATTCCCTCCGTTTACTATGATAAAGCCAACGGAATAAGCTACACTAAAACAATATACGCAGCGTATAAACTTAACCACCTAATAAATAACAACTAAAATTTGAAACAATGGAACCAACCACCAAAACACAAACAACAAGCAGCAACGCAAACAACGCCTATTTGGGTAAAAACGGCGCAAACCAATTTTTCAAATGTAATTTTGAACACGTTTGCACCGATGGAGTTAAAGACCTTTGCGAAGAGAATAAATCCTTCTGGTTTTTAGATGTTATTTTAAGCTATCAAATTAGCGCAAAGGTAGCCGCCGAACCCTTTCAGGTTTGGACACTTGAAAGAGTAAAAGGTAGTAAGTTCAATGTAACAGCAACAGACGGAAACGACAATATTTTAGTCACTCAAAAAATACCCTTTTCAGATTTCCCGCACGACGTTGCAACAATATGGAACGTAGACAAAACAATAATGTTACCACAAGAATATTAATTCCCTTAACTTTAAACCACCTCAATTTAGCGGGGTGACACTTTGCCCCGCTTTTTAAAAAATCATTCAACACAGCGCAAAAAATGCAAGCTTTCAACCACCCCCAAGCCACAACAATAATTACCGACGATTCCCGCCTATTTTATTTGACCTACAAACCTACCTTCAAAATTGAATATAAAGGTAAGGTCAACAGCAAATACAGGGCAGAAGGTAAGGCAATGAAAATAAGCAGTCAGCAAGAAGCAATTTTTAGAAACATCATAAAGGTCAATTTTGGCCTTTCGCAAAAAACAATGTAACAACAAACCAACCAAATAAAAATAGAAAAAAATGAACAACCAACCAACCACCTACACAATTACCAATACTCAAACAGGCTGGAGTAAATCTTCAATGAGTGCAGACGAGGTAAAGCAATTCCATTTTAACAAATTGTCCAAATCGGGATTCTCGCCCATTGCCGTTGTGGATTACCAAGTTAAGAATGAGCAGAATAACGAGATTTACAATTTGTCAAATTTATCATTATAACCAACCAAAAAAAATAAAAAAACAATGCAAAACTATTTTGAAATTTTAGCAGACTTCGACACGTTGCCCGAAGCGCAACAGAACGACCTTAGGCAGGTAAAAGATTTAATAAACGACCCCGATGCAAGCTGGGCGGAAGTTATGCAAGGCGACAGCGACTATCAAGGTTGCGCCGACCTCGTTGAAGCCTTGGAACAAATAGGTTGGACTTGCGATTACGGCCTTGATGGGCAACCAATAGACTTACAACCATTAAAAACAATGTAACAACCAATGAGAAGACACAAAGAACCTATCAAAGATATTTTTACAAGGCGAAAAAGAGATAAAACAATAAACTATCAATATACGGATGATTATTTGTCCGTATATCTTACAACGCTAAACGACCTTGACATTCAAGCTTTGTTAAGATATTGTTTTGATAATAAACTTTATTTCGACATAGCATCATACAAAAACGAATTAATTATAAAAATCCAACAAGAAAAATGTTAAAAATTAAAATTAAAAACAATTATTACCTCATAGTCCAAAACGGAACAGCCTACAACCGAACTGCTGAACTTTGGAAAGAAGGTTTCAAATTTCCCTTCAAAGAGGAAAACTTTTCCCAGTCCACACCATTGTCTGAAATCGTTGAATGGGGCAATAACAATGTAAATAATGTAACAACAAACCCGAAAGGATAGAAAATATTAATCAGGTAAAAAACTAACTTTAAAAACTAAAAAAAAATGAACAACCAAAAAACAAAATCAGTCTTTTACAAAGGAACGATTTCAAAAATGACCTTAGAGCAGCTTTGTGAATTTATTTCCGAAAATAATTTACGATTAAGAGTTTGTAAGACAAATGGATATTCTCACGATTGGGAAGAAGTAGAAGATGCGAATGAAAACAACTTGTCAAAATCGTCTATCTATTTAACAGATAAGCCAGTAGGCAGGGTTAAAGGTAATAGCATTGTATCTTTTAGTTAACCAATGAAAAAAACCAACCAAAATGACCTACAAAAAAATCAACCACCCAAAAGAACTTGTTGCTGGTAAAATATACAGCGACACAAACCCAACACTACCTTTTGCAACCCTATTGAAGTTCGAGAAATTGGACGAAGAAAATACAATGTACTTTCGGCATAGCGGAGGCGAAAGGAAATACCTTAGCAAAAAGGGATTGATTGCTTTTGAGAATGACTTTGATGATAATGACTATCCATTCTTTGAATTGCCCTAAAACATTAATCTTTAAAACCAACCAACAAACAATGTACTACCACACCGACACCATCAGTCGTTTGACTTCAAACGATGAAGCCATTGCCGAACTTTCCGCCCAAAAAGCGGAATGTAGAAACTTCATAAATTCAGGGGAATTATTCAAGTTGCCGAAAAGGGAACAGGAACAATTTTGGGAATATTATAAAGCCGTCAGAAAAATGTATTGGCAGTTGCAATTCGCCAAACTTGAAATCTTAACCTTGGAATCCTTTACGCTAAATTAAATATGAAAACTTACATTGCATACTACCGAGTATCAACAAAGCGACAAGGTGAATCAGGCTTAGGTTTGGAAGCACAAAAGCAAGCTGTTAACTTATACGCCAAAAATAATGGCCGTATATTGCAGGAGTTTACAGAAATTGAATCGGGTAAGAAGGACAAGCGACCTCAACTTGAAATAGCTATAAAGGAATGTAAACAAAAAGAAGCAACTTTGCTCATAGCTAAGTTAGACAGACTAAGTAGAAATGTGTCTTTTTTGTTTACCTTGAAAGAATCAGTTAACTTTGTTTGCTTAGATTTGCCCGACCTCAACACCTTAACCCTTGGCATCTTCGCAACGATGGCGCAACACGAAAGGGAACTGATAAGCAAAAGAACAAAGGCTGCATTGCAGGTTAAGAAAGCCAATGGAGTGAAACTTGGAAAACCTGAAAACCTAAGCTATGAAGCCGCAGTTAATGGAGGAATAGCAAGGAAAAGAGCTGTGTGGGAAGATAACAACAAAGTTCAGATATACGAGTATATCAAAATGTATATTGCTGCCAACCCTGACTATCTTCTGAAGGAAATTAGCTACAACCTTAATCGCTTAGGCTACAAACGAAGCGGGTACATAACAACCGATGGGAAGGAGTTTACACCTCAAAATGTGTGGTATCTAATAAACTATTACAAACAAGAAAATTTACTTTAATCACAACAATGTAACAACAATGAGAACAGAAACAATGAGTTTAGAGCAGGCTTTCTGCTACACCTTAAACTTTAAATACTTTTACCGCAGATGCGGGATGAGCAGCCAATGGGGAAATAACATCCGAAATCGTTATGCTTCGGGAATCTTATCCGAAACCAAAATGAGAGAGGTGGTCGTTAGGGCTGGGTATTTTTACCGCAATCCCGAAAGTTTTATCCGAAAAGATATTGATGATATTTAGAAATTACTACATTTGCAATGTCAATAACAACTTAAAACAATGAAACCTAACCTTCTTAAAAGGCTACTACTTGCTGCCGCAATTATCTTTTCTATTGGCTTATTGGCCATAATATCAACCATTAATTTTTGTTTCGCATGAAAGCCCGAACCCACGGCATTTGCCGATTCCTATTACTTGCCGTATCTTGGATGGCAATTGTTTACGTTGCAGGTTTGATTGTCAACGCAGCCTGGCCATCCTTAGTTAAGGTTTGGGAATATTTGGGAAATAACCACTAAAAAACAGAAACTATGCTATCCGACACCTACCCTGACCGCCTTTTCCTTTACAAACCCGAAGAAGCAAACAGGCTTTTAAACAAAAAACCGACCACGACCAAACGAGTTGAACGAGTTTTCAATTTGGCAAACCGAACCCTCGGCTTTAAGTTCATTAATTTGTGCATTGCGCTCGATATAGGCTTCGAGTACATTTTCATTGACCATTTCCATACCTTCATCGTTTCCGAGCGATTGGAACGCATTAGACAGCTTGAACAACTTTGGAACGGAACACAGGAAAATCAATCCACAATGAAGGACCGAGGTTTAGCAGTTCGTCCGTATTTTGAAAGGGACTGCAAACAAGCGATTAAGGACTTAGAAAAGGTTGCAAAAATGGTAAACCCTGTTAAGGTTGTAATGAAGTCGGCGAGATGGCATAGGTGTAATATTTGGGAAGAATGCAACCCAATGTTTACCCTCGATGGAAGGCTAATTTTAAATGAGAATAACAATGGCTAAACGAGATATAAAAACCCAATCGCCTATTTTCATTGCGACCAAGATAATTGAAGCAATTGAAAACGAACCATACTTTGATAAATCGAAACTTATTCCAAAGGTTGCAGCCCTTATTCGAATCCACGAAATCGACCTAAATATTCGACGATTCAAGGAAATTCAAAACCCTACGGAAAACCAAAGATTGGCATTTGATTTTTATGTGAAATGCGAAGAAGTAAAATTACTGCTTTCGGTAATTAGAGAGGAGTTCCCAAATGATAGAGTAGATTCTATATTGAGAAGCCTTGATGAAATACGAACCCAGGCAAAGGAGGTAGATAATGTCTAATTGCGGAAAAACTTCATTTGATACATTTGAACAAGCGCAAAAGGTAGTTAATAGCTTTTCAAAAAAAGGCAGAGCGTACGGCAAAAGTCAGCGCAGAATGGCTACTAAAAAACCTAAAAGAGTTTACAAATGTCCGTATTGCGGAAATTATCATTTAACAAGTAAAAAATAAAAAAATGGCATCAGAAAATCAAACACTTTTTAAACACATGGAATTTGAGTACGGCCTTAATTTGACCGAAACGCAACTTTCCGAAATCGTGTCCATTTGCAGAACAATTTTATTGCCTAATCAAAATTCAGAAATTGCAAATTGGTGTATCGTTAATGCCTTAAGATTGCCACCTACTACCCTTGAGTTGGTAGTGGAAAAATTAAGTCAGCACGTGCCAAAAACAAACAAAGCATTTCCAAAATTAGATATTAAATATCAAGAAATTAAAACCGATACGGCGTATGGTAAATTTCATTCTTGGACGGCAGAACTTGTTGGAGTAGAAGGTATGGTTGCCGAATCTGGAACAAAAGAAGGGGCGATAAAAGAACTGATGAAGTCAATAGAGGTAAAGTTGATTTTCGATATGGAAAGCAGATAGTAATATTTTAAAAATATACAAAAAAAATGAAAATTGTAGCAAAAATTGAATTATCAGAAGTTGAAAAATGGAACACAGATTGGAAAAACGAAAACGAAAAGGCAAATGAGTTAAAAGACCTTGAATGGGATATGAAAATGGCAATTTATGAAAGGTGTGGGGTAGATTTATCAAACATTTCTATTGAGTTGTTGGTTTCAGATTAACGCAATGTTTACCCTTGATGGAAGGCTAATTTTGAATGAAAATAATTGAAAATAATTAAACTATTTTGTACTACAATCAAAATAATTACTATTTTCGCAGAGTCAATAACAATTTTTAAGCGATGAAATCAGAAAATTTAAAGGCTGCAATTGCCGCAGCAAGTCAGGCCACATTTGGCCGAACACCACAACGTAAGGACGACACTATTACCATTTCGATTATTGTCGATTTGGAGGTATCAGTTTCAACCCAAGAAGGCTACATCGATGATATTACAGGCGCAAGCTACGCAGCAAGCCACGAAATAACAGGCTTTGAATTAGCCAAGCCCAACGATTTTATCAAAGAACTGCAAGAAGCTGTTGATGCTGAACTTGGGGATGGTGAAAAAGAGCATATCAATGTTGTACTTTATGATGGGAGGGAGAAGTAATGGAAAGCCTAAAAACATTAGCCACGTTTCAAGTAGAGATTTTTTACGACCTTGTGAACCAAGGCGACGAAGAGACCTTCTATATCAGAAAAGTTGAACCAGTCAGCATTGATGATATTAAGTTAGAACTTGAAGCCTGTTTAGTAAATGAACGAGGCAATCCTGAACTTGACCGAAGTTATGTTGTTTTCAACCAAAATGTAATTGAGTAATGAAAATCTCCTTCCCGACCAAAGTAATTAATGGTCAAATTTCGTCTAATAGGCAGCCAATTGCCGAAGCGATAAAATCCTTTGAAGGGAAGGAAATAGTTCTTACAATCGAAAGGAAACGTAAAAAACGAAGCAACGAACAAAACGCCTATCTGTGGGGAGTAGTTTACCCAATCCTCAAAGATGGTTTTTATCAAATTGGGTACAAATTAACAACCGAACAAGTCCACGAACTAATGAAGCAAACCTTTGTCAAAGAAGATTTGATAAATGAAACAACAGGGGAGGTGAAAACTATAACAGGACACACCTCAAACCTAACAACTTCGCAGTTTATGGAGTATCTTGCAGACATCAAACAATTTGCGGCGGAGGAATTGAACGTGTATATTCCCGACCCCAACGAACAAGTAAACTTTAATTTTTAAAACCAAATAAACAATGGCTATCAACGCAACCAACAAAGGGGTTAAAAGAGAATTAATCCCATCAGGCAACTACCTTGCAAGGTGTTACCAAATGATTGAACTTGGAACAATCAAAGAAAGCTTCCAAGGCGAAGAAAAACTTCTTCACAAAGTGAGAATCGGATGGGAACTTCCAACCGAAAAGAAAGTGTTTAACGAGGACAAAGGTGAACAGCCTTGTGTGATTTCCAAGGAATACACTTTGTCAATGAATGAGAAAGCAACACTTCGCAAGATGCTTGCTTCTTGGAGGGGCAAAGATTTCACCGAGGCGGAAGCAAAATCCTTTGACATCACAAAGCTTCTTGGTGTTGCTTGTATGCTTAACATCATTGAGAAACCAGGAGCAAAAGACCCTTCTGTTGTTTACAACGAAATCGCTTCTGTTTCCCCAATGATTAAAGGTATGGAGTGTCCACCACAAGTTAATCCAACCTTTGTTTTTGAACTTGACAACTTTGACAAAGCCAAGTTTGAATCATTGCCCGATTTCATCAAGGAAAAAATCAAAACTTCGGAGCAGTACGCAAAACTAACAAGCCCTGCCGAAACTCACATTTCAAACAACCAAGTTTCGTCGGTTGAAGAAGATGAAATTCCTTTTTAATCATGGAAAAATCAAACATTAAAGCACACGGCATTGGAGGTTCTGACATTGCCGCAATCAGGGGGTTTAACGATTACGTTACCCCCTTCCAAATCTGGCAACAAAAAACGGGCAAAGCCACAAAGGGGGAACTTTCCGAAAAGCAGTTAATCGGTATCAAAATCGAACCCTTCATCCTTCAAATGGGAGTTGAAAAAATCAACCAAGAAGGCGGGGTTGTCCGATTAACCCACGAACGATTGAATAAGGAAATGTTCACCAAGGAAATAGGTATTGTTGCCGTTCCTGATGCCTTTGCAAGGTTGGACTACGAGGAAATCATCATTAGCTTAAAAAACACGCAGCAACGCATTGAATCAGTTGATGATATTCCTGTATATTGGATTGAACAGATTAATTGGGAACTTGGGATTTGCGGCCTAAAAACGGGCATCATCTTCTACCTTAAAAGTGGTAGTTCAATCGGAAGTATGCAATGGACTTTCCAAGAGGATTTGTTTGAGGAGCAGCTTGAATCAGCAAGGAACTTTTGGCACAACCACGTTTTGACAGACATTACCCCCGAACCAATAAACGCAGAGGACGTGCTTGAAATGTTCCCGAAAAGTAACGCCAAGTCAATTGTTGCGGATGAAGGGATTGTTGAACTGCACAAAGCCCTTGGTAATGTTCGCAAGGAATTGACAAGGCTTGAAAAGGAGGAAGAAATTATCATTGAAAGTATCAAGATGAAAATGCTTGACAACGAAATGATTTTAAGCCCCGAAGGGAAACCATTGTTCACTTGGAAGGGAGGGGAGGAAACAACAAAGTTAGACAGCAAGAAATTGAAGGAAACCTACCCCGAAATCGTTGAGGAATGTTCAATTTCTTCAACTACACCAAGGAAGTTTTTGTTTAAACCACTTAAAGACAAGTAATTAAATGCAAAACTATCAAACCATATTGGAATACTCCCTTGACCAAATCGCTTCCTATCAAAAGCAAATCGACATTCATTCAGCCAAGGCAAGGGAATCATTTTTAAAGGTCAAACTTTACGAGGCAAATCGAATCGCCAAGGAAAAGGGATTGATTCCAGGCAAACTCCACGAAGTAAAATCAATGCCCGAAAAGAAGCTAAGGTTTGTCAAAATGGAAGTGGAACAATTTTCGGCGAATTGCTTTGACCTTGACAAAGGCATCATATACGCCGTATTTGACGAACTTACCGACAATGGAAGGAAGCGGCCAAATGGTGAGGTAAGGTTGAATGT